GCATCGGCTCGGCTCGGCTCGGCTCGGCTCGGCTCGGCATGGGCATCGGCATGGGCATCGGCATGGGCATCGGCATGGGCAGTGAGCAGGGCAGGGCAGGGCAGGGCAGGGCAGGGCAGGGCAGGGCAGGGCAGGGAGCAGGGAGCAGGCATCGGCAGGCAGGTATGGGCAGGCAGGTATGGGCAGGCAGGTATGGGCATCCGCATGGGCATGGCAGGAAAACGCCAAAAAATCGGGAGCAGGGCAAGGCACAAGCACCCCCCTCCCTTCGCGGAACATCGGTTTCACATTGGGCCCGGCAGCGTAGAACCGGGGGGGAACCCAATGACTCACATTATCTCGACCTTTTTGTATCTTTGCTAAAATGATTAACATGAAAAAACCTATGATAATGCGTGGATTGTCTAATGGCTTAGATGTCCGCGGAGGCCGGTTGATTAACAATCGTGCGTGCAGTACAAGTGGAATTCAGAGGGCTGCTGAATTAAAGAGTTCGATGAAGAGGGAGAAGAAGGTTAGCATGATTGCTGAGGGGATTCGTCGTGCTGAGATGGAGAAGGAGATGGGCAATATGATGATTCTTGGACCTATGAAGCCCATGAAGATGAAGAAGTATTGATATTGATTTTGGAGTAAGGGGTCTTTGATGGCCCCTTTTTCTTTACATATACTGTTTATATTCTGTAGATATTCTTATAATAGTGTCAATTATTGTCATATTAATGTCGTTTTTATGACAGTTAAAATACTAATAATCAATAAGATGTCGAAAATGTCGAAAATAAAGGTGAAATGAAATAATAAAAAAAAGTTGCGTGTGATATTAAAATAGAGAGAGATAGGGAAAGAAGGAAATCGTCATATTCGACATAGTTGTTTGGTATAATTCTTTTTCATATATTTGTCGAAAATCTATTTACATATGAATGAAATTGGATACTCACCCAAGGAGTTAATGTTTGGGGATGATGGTCGCAAGCGGTTGCTTAGTGGCATCAAGAAGATGGCCGGTGCTGTGAAGAGCACGTTAGGGCCAAGTGGCAACACTGTTCTTATTGAGTCGAACAATCACCTAGGCGGTATAACGGTTACCAAGGATGGTGTTACGGTTGCCAAGTCGGTTGACTTGTTGGACCCGGTAGAGAACTTGGCGGTAAAGATGATGAAGGAGGCTGCTGACCGGACAGCTACAACGGCCGGTGATGGGACTACAACTGCGATTGTTCTTACCGAGGCCATGGTTGAGAATGGCATGATGGTTTTCAGTGAGAATCCTTCTTTAAACAGGACCGAGGTCTTGCGTCATATGATGAGTATTGTTGGCGAGGTGGTGAACATCCTAAAGTCCCGGAAGAAAAAAGTAACCAAGAAGATGCTATTAGATGTTGCTACCATCTCCGCCAACAACGATAAGGAGATTGGTCGAATCATTGCTGAGGTGTATGGCAAGATTGGGGCCGATGGGATTGTCACCGTTGAGAAGTCTCAGAGTTCAGAGACGTATGCTGACGTGTCGCATGGGTTCATGGTTGAGCGCGGTTACTTGAGCAACTTGTTTGTGAATGACCAAAAAAGGGATGAGGTGATTTACGAGGACGTGATGATATTGGTATCTGACTCGGAGATTAGCAACATCCTTCAGATTGAGCAGGTGTTAAAGCCGGTGATATCGGAGAACAAGCGTTTGCTAATCATTGCTCCTTGCAGTACGAATGTGGTGAACACCTTGGCTGCGAACAAGATTAAGAACAACTTGAAGGTGGTTGCTATTCCTCCTCCTCAGTTTGGGTACAAGCAGCATGAGCTTATGAGTGACATCGCGGTGAGTGTCGGTGCCACGTACTTTTCTGAGAAGACCGGGGATGATTTGTCATTGATGACATTTGCGGACTTGGGTCATGCTAGTAAGGTGGTGGTAAGCCGGGACAATACGGTAATAGTGAACTCTCAGTTTAGAACTGATTCCGATGAGATATCTCAAAGGGTTTCTCAGCTTCGTGGTGCATATGCTGAGGCGAACAAAAAATCGGACCGGGACTTCATCTTGAGTAGGATTGCTTCTTTATCCGGTGGAGTGGGGGTGATATACGTAGGTGGAAACACCGACATTGAGCAGAAGGAGTTGTACGACCGAGTGGACGATGCGGTGTGTGCTGTACGCAGTGCTCTTGAGGAAGGGATTCTTCCCGGGTCGGGCCGAGCCTTGCACTACATTTCTTGTGAGTTGGCAGATAGGAGTTCATTTGGCAATAGCCCGGAGTACGATGCGGCCCTTGAGATTGTTGTGGCTTCGATTTCTTCTCCATTGAAGCAGATACTTGAGAATGCCGGGTACTGCGACTTTAGTTTGTACCTTGATAAGCCTCATATGGGGGCATCTGATGGTATTTGTTTAAAGACGATGAGGGAGGGGGACTTGTTTGCTCTTGGTGTTGTTGACCCGATGAAGGTTACGAGGAGTGCGATTCAGAATGCGGTGAGTGTGGCAACTACAATTCTTAGTACTAATGCCATCATTACAATGGCACGCTCTTATGAAACCCAATAACACTTAAATCATATGGCAAAAATTGTAGGGTGCTGCGGCACCGGATGCCCACTTAAGGAAACGTGCTACAGGTTCTTGGCTCCCCAAGCCGCTCGTGGCGAAAATTTTGTAGATGGACCGCCTCACTCAGAAGGTGAGTGCGAGTTTTATTGGGGGGAGGCCCCGGGATTTCTGATGAAGGAGCATGAAGATGCAACAATGTTGCAAAAAGCTGAGTACAACCATGTGAGTCCGGACCACTATCGAAGCAGTTCATCGGGCATGGAGGTATTCGAGATGATGATAGCCATATGGGGTAGGGAGAAGTACATCGCTTTTTGCGAGATGAATGCGTTCAAGTATCGGATGAGAGCCGGCAAGAAGCCCGGGCAAGCTGCGAGCTTGGACCTTGACAAAGCAAATTGGTATGAGAATCAAATAAACAAATTGAAATGAAAGCAATAGGAAAGAACATCATTGTGCGTACAATTGAGGAGGAGGTTCGCACATCCTCCGGTCTTTTAATTAGTGGTGAGGAGGCTCAATCATTGCGGTACCGGAAGGGCCGGGTGGTGATGCCGGGCACCGAGGTTGAGAACATAAAGAAGGGGGACTTGATTTACTACGACACTCGTCAGTCCTACAAGATGTTGATAAAGGATGAGCCTTACACCATCATTCAAGAGAGAGACGTTGTTGTTGTTGAGTAATCAAGTCCAATAAACCATTCATTAACCCTATTTTGTACCTTTAATGATGCAAAAATGATGCAAAAATGAGCCAACTAATTCTAAAATTCAACCTTCCCGAAGAAGAAACCGAGGCAAACTTTGCATTAAAGGGTGGGGAATATTTCTTGGTACTGCATGAATTTTACCAAAAGCTGAGGGATATTACCAAATACGGACAAAACCCCTTCAACGGCAAGACAGCAACTGAGCAAGAGGTTCAACTTGCCGAGCAGATAAGGGAGTACCTTTCTGAGCAAAAGATTGATGAGTTGTGGTGATGACCATTAGATAAAAACGTACTCCAATTTCTTTCCTTTCTTTATGTTTTTTTCAGCTTCAAGGGGTTGAAGGTTTGTGTAGAACATCAGCTCTTTCACTTGTTCTTCTGTTGTTGCCAATCCAATGGGGATGATATGGTCGATGTGCCAATATGTTCCATAGTTATCCCAAGCCATCCCGGGTTTGAATTGCTTTTCAATGTGAGCTTTAAAATCTTCTACGGTGCACCCTATATACTTTAATGTGGATTTTGATTTTGTAATTTTATGTGTTCTTAGGATTTTTGATACTTGATTCCTAAGTCTTTTCCTCATCATGTAAATTGGATTGCTTTTGTTCTTATGATAAAGTTTTCTTTGAGCATCCCTTACCTTGTCCATGTTGTTTTTTTTCCAATATTTTTGTTTTTGTTTTTCGCATTCCTTACAATTTTTTCTTCTCGAGAGGAGATGCGGTTTTGTTTTTCTAAATCGGTCAATAGGCTTATCGGTAAGACAAGTTTTACAAGCCATCGTTGGCCCCAAACTTTTTTTCTTTTCGTTTTCTATTGAGCTCATGTATGTAGTTTTTATAAACCTTTTCGGTGTATCCAACTTTTTTTGCGAACATGGGGTTGTTCTTTTGGTCTACTGAGATGTCTTCTCCGTTCAGCTTGTTGTACAAGCTGCCAATCATTCTTGATGCTTTTCTTGAGAGCTTGTAGATTTTCCCTCGGTCTTGGGGGGTGTCTCGTAGTGCTTCAATCCACCCATCTCGAAGAAGGTTGTCAAATCTTTTTTTGTCCCACGACAGCAAGCTGTTGTATTCGTGCACGTCTGAGCGCATGAAGTATTTTTCAGAGTACAAGAACAGCAGGTACTCGAGGGTTTGTTCTGACAATCCATATTTCTTCTTTATGAAAAACTTAATAGGTCTCCAATACTTAAGGTAATCGTATTTCATTAAATTTTTTTTTACCTTTGTAGTGCAAAGATAGCAATATGGCTGAGACCAAAAAAACTTTATCGGAAGAGATTCGTTCTGTAAACGAGAAGTATGCTAAGGTGAGGGCTGAGCGTTCTAAGGTTCGCTCTGATGCTCACACGAAGCGCAAGGCTACTATTGGCACGACTAAGAGAAAACAATCTGAAGGGGGGTCCTATGGGCTTCAGCAGCTTCAGGGTTTCTCATCATATAAAAAAACCCCATAAAAAATACAGATATGGCAGCAATGCGTAAACCAATGACAAAAGGCCCAATCAAGGGTGCTAAGAAACCCACAACCGGCAAAGGAAATGGTTCACAGCCTGAGCCCACAAATAAGGGCGGCACATATATGGCATTTGATAACGGAAGGTTGGCAAGAACTTATGGAAAATATTCTCCAATGGAGTCTATTGATACAACAGGTTTTGGCAAAGGCAAAAAAGAATTTCCTTTCACAACTTCATATTTCGCAGAAAGTAAGCCAATAGTTAAATCTGTAAAAAGAGGTGATGTTTCCGAGATTATATCTAAATTGAAAAAAGGCGCAACAAGGGTTGAGGATTTTAGAAGCCCAAGTCAAAAGAAGAAGTAATCATGGCAAGAATGAAGACAGGCCGGAAATCGGGTGGTCCCGGTGATGGCAAAGGAAATGGAGATGGAAAAGCATCATCAGGCCCAACATACGAGGGATTGACGCATTTGACAAAGTCCGGAGTAAAAGGCCCGGCTACTTTTGCTGATAGCGTTTCGTATCGTCAAGGTTTTGTTCAAGGCAAGATGGGAACCGCTGCAAAGCCTGTTTCTTCTAAGAGCAAGGTGCTTAGCACAGACTACGCTCGTATGGCCGGCCGCTCCGAAGGGATGCGTGCTCGCACTAAGAAAAAGTAATGGCCTACACTAAGCCCGAGCTTCGTGAGCGCTTGAAGAATCAAGTGATGAGCTCCGGTGACGGAGGTAAGCCGGGGCAGTGGTCCGCACGAAAAGCTCAGATACTTTCGAAAAAGTACGATGATGCCGGTGGGGGGTACTCCGGGTCTAAGACGAAAGCTCAAAAGAGTTTAAGTAAGTGGACAAAGGAGGATTGGGGAACCAAGAGTGGCAAGCCATCTACCCAAGGACCAAAAGCTACCGGTGAGCGTTACCTTCCGAAAGCAGCAAGGCAGTCGTTGTCCTCCAAGGAGTACGCGGCTACCTCTGCAAAGAAGCGGTCGGACACAGCAAAGGGTAAGCAGTTTAGTGAGCAGCCAAAGTCAATAGCAAAGAAAACTTCAAGGTACAGATGAGTCTCCGACAAGAGACTCTTTTTTTTTGTAAATTTGTAATCTAAAACCTTTTGAGATGAAATCAGTTCCTTGCACGAACAAAGTTAAGACCGCTACCTCTTCCAAGAAAATGGGAGGTAAGATGTCTTACGGTTCAAAGAAAAAATAAGTTATGGCCGAGAAGTCAAAGATGAGCTGCAACCGGCCGGTACCATCGGACCGTCCGGGCAAGAAGCGTATGGTTAAGGCTTGTGCTAATGGCCAAGAAAAGCTCTTGCACTTTGGTGCAAAGGGTTATGGTCACAACTACTCCGCTCCGGCTCGCAAATCTTTTAAGGCACGACATGGGTGCGATGAGGCTACCAACAAGCTGACCCCTAAGTATTGGGCTTGCAAGAATCTTTGGGCCGGCCCGGGTGGGTCGACTCAGAGCAGTCCCAAGGGTAGGAAAGGAAAATATTAGTATATTTGTCGTATGAAACTGAGCGAAAAGAGCAAAGGTTTTGGAGATACGGTTGACAAGTTCACCACTGTAACAGGGATTAAGAAAGCTGTGAAAGCAGTTGCTACCTCTGTCGGTGTTGAAGACTGTGGCTGTAAGGCAAGGCAAGACTCTTTAAATCGTATGTTTCCTTACGACGTTAAAAACCAAAAATAATGGCATACTTAAAGTTACAAGTTGGTCGGGCTCTACCGGTTGTTCTGAGCGACACCATCAATATTCCTAACCCATCTGCGCCGGTTGGTGCCGGAGCTACTACCGGTACCGGTGGTGGTGGCACCCATCTTATTGATTCAACTCAAAACTTCATTACTCAGAACGTAAGGATTGGTGATATCATCTACAATCTTACTGATGGTACCGCTGCTACTGTTTCGAGCATTTTAAATGCAACGACCATTGTTTGTAGTGCTGCGATATTTTCTACGACTCCTAAGAGCTATAAAGTGTATCCATCGGCTGCAAATGAGAACGGATGTGTTCTTTATGTTGGCACTGCCGGGAATGTTAGGGTTTTGACGATTGGTGGAGACACTGTTACTTTTACTGCTGTTCCGGCCGGTACGTTTATACCTGTAAGTGTAAAGAGAGTTTACTCTACCGGCACAGTAGCTGCTGCAAGCATATTAGCTCTTTGGTAAGGTGGCACCACCTCTTGGATTAGGAATTGGAATTGGTGCAGGAATGAGTGCACCTCCGGCTTCGGGCGTTAAATTATTACTTGATGAAAACCCCGGTGCATCTGTTGCGTATTCACTTAGGAAATTAAGTAGTACATACACCGGTTCTTCAATTCGTGTTCGTAGGTCAAGTGATAATGCGGAGCAAAATATAGGCTTTGTAGGAGGGATTTTAGATACTGCTGCATTGCTTAGTTTTTGTGGCAGTGGTAATGGTTTTGTTACTACATTCTACGACCAAAGTGGGAATGCAAAGAACAGCGTACAAACTTCGGCAGGCGCACAACCAAGAATTGTTTTGTCGGGGAACTTGGAAACATTAAATTCAAAGCCTACAATAAATTACATTTCAGCTAGGGCAACGGGTACACCTTTACAAAATGTAACTGCACAAAGCATTTTTACTGTTGCTCAGGTAAATAGTTATAGTTCGCTTCAATCGCTTGTTTCCTTTGATGGGCCCCAATTCGGCCCTTGGATTCGCTCTTATAGCCCGAATTATTGGAGAACACCGAGTACAGCACCAACAGATACCTTTGATTTCACAAATTTAAGTAATATGTACTTTAACGGCAACCTACATATAACAGCAAACAACTTTTTAAACCCACACATTTTATCGTCTTTTGGGTTATCAGCGATTACTAAAAAGTTTGGCATAAGCGACGTTACTTATGTTGGAAGATGGTTTTTAGGTAAGATGTCTGAATGTATTGTATATCCAACAAATCAACAAAGCGGATTTAAGTCAGGAATCGAATCAAACATGAGTTCTCATTATTCAATTCCATTATGACCATATTAGGCTATAAATACTTAACTGAGGAAGATGCTCAAAAGGCAAGGAAAGATTGCTCTGACTATTATGGCATTCCTGTTTCTCCTGAAGATACAACCCAATATTGGGTTAATTATCAATGTGCAATGTTAGATGAACCTGTTTTTTGGTTCATACTATTTGACGAAAGCCTTGTACCAATTTTGGGAGAACCTATTGAATTTGATATAACTCAGCCAACATTGTAACATGAAACTTACAAGTAACTTTTCTTTTAGTGAGTTCGCTTGCCGGTCAGGAAGTAATTTTAGCTCGGAGGCAGTTACAAACATCATGTTGTTGGCTGAACAGCTTGAAGTTATTAGGTCTGAGGCCGGAGGGAAAACAATTAAAATTAACTCCGGGTACCGGTCACCGTCTCATAATAAAAAGATTGGTGGGGCAAAAGACTCTCAGCATCTAAGGGGAACGGCTGCTGACATTGTAATTTCAGGTATGAAGCCAAGCGAAACCGCTGACTTAATTGAGCGGTTAATTGATGAGGGTAAGATTTTGGAGGGAGGTGTTGGCCGCTACGCAAGGTTTACTCACTACGACATCAGGGGTAAAAAGGCGCGTTGGTCTAAGTAGTTTCATTTTAAAGTATTACCTTTGCAATATGAGATACCTTCTGATACTGTTGGTTCTATCATCTTGCATTACGGAAAGGAAATGCTACGATAGATTTCCTCCCAAGACTACCGTTGATACAGTAGTTGTGGACAGTATTGCGTATCGCGATACTTTAATATTTGTTCCCGGTGATACGATTATTTTTGAGATGCCCGACCTGTGCCCGGATATGGATACCGTTGTTGTTTTTAAAGAAGGAAAGGTCAAGGTTGTAAGAAAAGATAGCATCCTTACTTTTGACTACGAGCAAAAGGAAAAGGAGCTAACAGCAAAGCTAATGGATAAGTATAAGTCTACTGTAATTACAAAAACAATTGTTGTCAAGGAGCCTATTAAGTTTTGGCAGATGGTGTTCTTTTGGCTTGGTGTGTTTTTTATTGTTGGACTTTTACTTTTTGTGTTATGGATGGCAATGAGTTAAAAACTATTATTGCAAGCTACCTGCTTTCTTTGGTAGCTTTTTTTACCCCCTTGGCCGGGATGGTTCTGCTGATAACATTTGCTGTTCTTATTGATACCTATGTTGGGAGGTCATACGCAAAGTGGTCGGGAAAGGTTGTGACATCCGGAAAAACAAGGGTTGGGTTTATTCGAAAGATGGTGACCTACTCGATATCGATTTTATTTTCATTCCTTCTTGACCACTTTATACTGAACGATTTTATCAAGATGATAATTGACAAGGATTATGTTTTCAGCACAATTGCTACCCTCTTCTTGATTCATCTTGAGTACACAAGCATAGATGAAAAAGTAAAGTGGCGTACCGGGAAGAGTATTACAGAAAGGATAGGTGATTTTGTTAGGAGATTGAAGGATGTAATTATAAAAGCAAAAGACATTAAATCAGAACTGTAATGGCAGCTAAAAAGACATCGGATGCTAAGTCATCCTTTTTAAAGAAGCCCGAGGTAAATCGTCCGGGGGTACACGCAAAGTCTAAGACATCAAAAATAAAAGGTTCTAAGAACTATAAAAAGCCGTACAATCGTCAAGGTAAATAAAAAAATTCTATCTTTGTAAAAATTAAATCATATGTCACAAATTATTTCGTTAAATGTTACTCAAGAAGAGCTTCAAATGCTTCAAGCAATGAATACTCAGTACTCGCGCATGAAGATGATGATTGCAGACTTGGAGCTTCAAAAACTTTCTGTGCTCAAAGAGATTGAGGTTTTAAAACAGGACTTCTCTCGTAATGAGTCAGAGCTTGTTTCTAAATATGGTCGCAATGCTATTATCGACATTAAGACCGGCATGATTACATACTCAAAAGAAGAATTACCTAACTGATTATGGCAAAGATATCAACATATCCAAATGCGACTCCTTCGTTAAGTGACAAGGTAATTGGGACAAATGTTACTCCCTCAAATGAGACTGAGAACTTTTTGCTTTCTGATGTCCTTTCGTTATTTGTTGCGAACCTTCCTCCTACTCTATTGCAGTACTCATTGGTTCTTAATGCCAAGGAGACTATAGCATTGGCTCCATCGGGACTTGATGCTCCACTTCAGTTGACGATTGGACCGGCACAGCTTGGCCCATCGGACCCTGTTCAGTTGTTGTCTAGCGGAGAGATTCGTTTCAATCAAGCAGGGCAGTATTGGGTTTCGGCCCAAGGATTGTTTGAAAGGCTTGGTAGTTCCGTCGGGGTTGCACTTTTGCATTTTCGTGCTTTGATAAATGGAGTTCAGTCCGGCACCACACAGTCCATTGAGATTGATAATGTAGGGACTTGGACTCCATATGAAAGGTCTATTCCTATTTACATTTCAACTCCCGGGACTGAATTGTCATTTCAGATTGTCAGAGACAGCACCGGTGTTAATGCCGGGGGCTTGTATCCGGCAGCAGTATCTACTCCGGGATGGACATCAACTCCTAGCTTTGCGATTCAAGTTTACAAATCATCTCTATAATGAATCCTTGGGTTACATCAGAAGTGGATTACAGCTTAATGTATGAGATAAGGAAGATTTCCGTTGGCTCAGACTACAAGACTGCCATGCATTATATCTTGGGTCAGCCTGTACTAAATGATTCTCATAAAATAAACGGATTCACTCGCGACATCACAGGCCAACATTTTGTGTGGATTATTAATGATAAGCAAGAGGTTCTTTTGTGGAAATCATTCGGAAGCAATATGCCCATTTCAATTGAATACAACATCAATATTTAAAAATGCAATCACCATTCCACTTCATTGCAAAGCCGCATGAGGGGAAGCGATACAACAACACAAAGAGCGTAGAGGGGATAGAGCTCATCATTAGTACATCAGAGGAAGACCATCGCTTCTCAAACAGATATGCGGAAGTAGTAGCACTTCCATTGGGATACTCCGGGCCAATACAGGTCGGTGACATTCTTTTGGTTCACCACAATGTGTTTAAGTTTTACAACGACATGAAAGGCCGCAGGCAGTCGGGCCGCAGCTTTTTAAAGGATGATTTGTTTTTGATTGAGGAGGACCAATACTTTGCTTACAAGCGAGATAGTGTTTGGCACGCATACGGAAGGTACTGTTTTGTAATCCCGGCTCCGGTTATTGATTCTTTCATAAAGAAGCCGGGGAGTGAGGAGCCTCTTGTTGGAATTATGGAGCTTCCTAACGAAAGGATGCTGAGCCTTGGAGTAAACAAGGGAGACACAATATGTTTTAAGCCTGAGAGTGAGTATGAGTTTAACGTGGATGGGCAGAAGATGTACCGTATGTTTGACCATCAAATAACAATTAAGCTATGAATGCATTTGTTTACGACGATGTTATAAAGGACCCTATAGCTTACAAGAAGAACATCTTGTCAGGTGTATTTCAAAATGCATTTGATGGTGTGAACTTGTTCAAGAATGTTCAGCCATTGACACCTAGGGATGAGTTCGTTGATTTTTTAATGAATGAGTTTTCTTCTGTGGATTTGGTTGTTTCTTGGAACTTTGCAAGGAAGTCTCCATATATGCAAGATGAGCCCAACTTTGTTCATTCGGATGAAATGATGGGGAATCTTACTGCGATTCTTTATTTGAATGAATCACCACCGGAAGGAGATGGAACCACGCTATATGATGAAGATGGTAAAATTATGATTGTGTCTCAGTCAAAGTTTAATAGAGCATTTGTGTTCAACTCAGATTGCTTGCACTCTCGAAATATTTATCATAACTTCGGAAAAGGAGACGATGCAAGATTGATACAGGTTGTGTATTTAAAACTAAAAGATGAAAAGCTCTAAAGAAATAAAGCTCAGAATTATTCAAGCCGGGCACCGGGCGGTAGAGCAACTAATTAAGGTTGCCGAGGAAGAGATTGTTGGTGGGGATGATGAGCTTTCTGCTGACAAACTAAAGAGTGCAGCTCAAGCCAAGAAGATGGCTATCTTTGATGCATTCGAGATTCTGTCAAGAATAGAAGCAGAAAAAGAAGTTCTAGAGCAGATGGAGAATGGTTCAATGAAAACAGACAGTAAGCAAGGTTTTGCAGAACGAAGGTCAAAATAGTTTGTATCGGGTTCTTGATGGGTACATCCCTAGCAAGATTTACTCTACAAAAAACAAGAGTAAAGGGTGGGCCTATGGCTACAACGAAGAGCACGATATGGTTGTGATATCTCGCACCGGTCAGATAGGTGAGATAGTAATGATAGAGGGATTGGCTATAGCGTTACCGGCGGTTCCGGAATACGTGTACTCAAGAAGTAATATCGTATGTGAGCAGTACTTTGAAAGGGAAAACTACCCATCTGAGTTGGCAAAGATTCAAACCATCTTTCAGTGGAATGAAAGGCCAAAGGAATTTAAGGACCATTGGATTGATTACATAGAGTCTCAGTTTGATTACAGGGAGAATGGTTATTGGTTTATGAACAATGGGTCCCCTACCTACATTACCGGGGCACATTGGATGTATCTTCAGTGTTCAAAGATTGACATTGGCTATGCAGATTATCGGGAGGCAAATAGAATCTTGTATTTGTTTTGGGAAGGGTGTAAGGCTGATGATAGGTCATTTGGCATGATATACTTAAAGATTCGTCGGTCCGGATTCTCCTATATGTCATCATCAGAGTGCATCAACATAGGAACCTTGGCCAACAATGCCCGAATAGGTATACTGTCCAAGACCGGTAGTGATGCTAAGAAAATGTTCACTGACAAGGTAGTTCCCATTAGCACGAACCTCCCATTTTTCTTCAAACCTATTCAAGATGGTATGGACCGGCCCAAGACAGAGTTGGCGTACAGGATTCCGGCATCGAAGATTACGAAGAACAATATGCACAAGGTGAGTGAGGAGGATGAGTTAAAAGGCTTGAACACTACAATCGATTGGAAGAACACTGAGGACAACTCTTATGATGGAGAAAAGTTGATGCTTCTTGTTCATGATGAGAGTGGGAAATGGATAAAGCCAAACAACATCCTAAACAATTGGAGGGTTACAAAGACCTGCTTGAGATTGGGCAGAAAGATAATAGGGAAGTGCATGATGGGTTCTACCTGTAATGCATTGGAGAAAGGTGGTGGGAACTTCAAGAGTATGTACTTTGATTCTGACATAAAAAATCGTAATAAAAACGGTCAGACTAAAAGTGGATTGTATCGATTGTTTATTCCCATGGAGTGGAACCTTGAAGGGTTTATTGACCGTTATGGTATGCCGGTGTTTCGGAAGCCAACGGAAAAAATAATGGGAGTTGATGGTCAATTCATAAACAATGGAGCCATAGATTATTGGGAGGCGGAGGTTGATTCTCTTAAGAACGATGCTGATGCTTTGAATGAATATTACCGTCAGTATCCGAGAACTGAGTCTCATGCTTTTAGGGATGAGAGTAAGGCATCTCTTTTCAATCTGACGAAGATATATCAGCAGATTGACTACAACGATTCAATGATTAAGGGCCATATGTTGACAAGGGGTTCTTTTCATTGGAAGGATGGCATAAAGGATACCAAGGTTATATGGGCTCCCGACAGTCGGGGCAGGTTTCTTGTAAGTTGGCTTCCGCCTAAAGAGTTGCAGAATAGGTTTATTGAAAGGAATGGAATAAGGTATCCTCTAAACGAGCACATTGGTGCGTTTGGATGCGATAGCTATGACATCTCAGGCGTTGTTTCGGGGAGTGGCTCAAATGGGTCTCTCCATGGGTTGACCAAATTCAATATGGAAAACGCTCCATCCAATGAGTTTTTTCTTGAGTACATTGCCCGGCCTCAAACGGCGGAGATATTTTTTGAGGAGGTACTGATGGCTTGTATGTTTTATGGTATGCCGATTCTTGCCGAGAACAACAAGCCTAGGTTGTTGTACCATTTTAAAAATCGGGGGTATCGTGGGTTTAGCTTGAACCGGCCGGACAAAAACATATCAAAACTTTCAAAAACAGAAAGAGAGCTTGGAGGTATACCAAACTCTTCAGAGGATGTAAAGCAAGCACACGCTGCCGCGGTAGAGTCATACATTGAGAAGCACGTTGGATTAGATTTCGAGGGAGTGTATAGGGATTCTGAGGAGATGGGCACTATGCCATTTAATCGTACTATTGAGGATTGGGCAAAGTTTGATATTAACAATAGAACGAAGCATGATGCGACGATTAGTTCGGGATTGGCTATCATGGCGAATCAAAAGCACTTATATCAACCGGAGGTAAAACAATCGAAAATTAGCGTTAACTTTGCAACGTATAACAATTCCGGAGTTTTTAGTAAGATTAATCAATGAAGGACATCAAGGTCAACATAAGTGCCGCCGGTTTCCCGAGTCAGTTTGTTTCGGATGCTGATAAAGCATCAGATGAGTTTGGGTTGCAGATTGGACAAGCTATTCAATACGAGTGGTTCCGAAAGGATGGAAACCAATGTAGGTACTACAGTCAATGGAGAGACTTTCACCGGCTTCGGCTGTATGCTCGAGGAGAGCAGTCTACTGAGAAATATAAAAATGAGATTTCTGTAAACGGAGACTTGTCGTATTTGAACTTGGATTGGACACCGGTCCCTATTATTCCAAAGTTTGTTGACATCGTTGTAAACGGTATGTCAGACCGGTTGTTTAAGGTAAAGGCGTTTGCTCAAGATGCAATGTCCCAAGAGCGTAGGAGTGTGTATCAAGATATGATTGAGGGGCAGATGGTGGCTAAGGACATCTTGATGAAGATTAAAGAGAAGACCGGTGCCGACCCATTTACGATGAATCCCGATGAGCTTCCTAGCACAGATGAGGGGCTTTCGTTGTATATGCAACTGAACTATAAGCCTGCTATTGAGATTGCGGAAGAGGAGGCCATCAATACTCTTCTTGAGGAGAATCACTACTACGACTTAAGAAAGAGGTTGGACTATGACCTTGCGACTATAGGTATTTCTGTGTGTAAGCATGAGTTTTTGCCGGGGGCCGGCGTTGAGATATCATATGTTGACCCGGCCAATATTGTTTACAGCTACACTGAAGACCCACACTTTAAAGATTGTTTTTATTGGGGAGAGATTAAGACTCTTCCGATTACGGAGCTGTACAAGATTGACCCATCTCTTACCAATGAGAAGTTGGAGGAGATATCAAAGTACAGTCAGTCTTGGTATGACTACTTTAATGTAGCTCAGTTCTATGAGAACAGCATATTTAACCGAGATACTTGCACTCTTCTTTATTTCAACTACAAGACCACCAAGCGTATTGTATACAAGAAAAAGATTTCTGATGGTGGAGGTTCCCGGGTGATTGAGAAGGACGATACCTTTAATCCTCCGGCAGAGATGATGGAGGAAGGTCGTTTTGAAAAAATTGAAAAGGTTGTGGATGTTTGGTACAATGGCGTTATGGTCATGGGTACCAATATCATATTGAAGTGGGAGATGGCGGAGAACATGGTTAGGCCAAAGTCCTCATCTCAGCACGCACTTCCAAACTATATTGCGGTGGCACCTAGGATGTACAAGGGTGTTATTGAGTCTTTGGTCCGCAGGATGATTCCATTTGCTGACTTGATTCAGATTACCCATTTGAAGCTACAGCAAGTTATTTCCCGGTTGGTTCCGGACGGTGTGTTTATTGATGCCGATGGGTTGAACGAGGTTGACCTTGGAACCGGTGCCGCATACAATCCCGAGGATGCTTTACGATTGTATTTCCAAACCGGTAGCGTCATAGGCCGCAGCTTCACTCAAGAAGGAGACTACAACAATGCCCGAATTCCTATTCAGGAGCTTAACTCAAACTCGGGAAGTGGAAAGACTCAGATGTTGCTTGCAAACTACAACCACTACCTTGACATGATTCGAACTGTCACCGGTTTGAATGAGGCAAGGGATGGCTCCACTCCGGACCCAAGAGGGTTGGTTGGATTGCAGAAGTTGGCAGCTTTAAACTCAAACACAGCTACTCGTCATATTCTTGATGGAGCGCTTTATATGTTCCGAACATTGGCGGAGGGGCTTACCTATCGGGTGTCTGACATTTTGCAGTATGCTGACTTTAGGGATGACTTTGCAAACAAGATTGGAAAGTATAATGTTGGCGTTCTTGACCAAATCAAGGACTTGTACATTTATGACTTTGGCATTTTCATTGAGGTATCTCCGGATGAAGAGGAGAAAGCTCAGCTTGAAGCCAACATTCAAATGGCCCTATCAAAAGGTGACATCAACTTGGAGGATGCCATTGATATCCGGGAGGTGAAGAACTTAAAGCTCGCGAATCAGTTACTCAAGGTCAAGAGGATTAAGAAGCAAGAGCGAGAAGAGAAGATGCAGATGCAAATGCAAGCTATGCAAGCTCAGCAGAATCTTAAGGCCCAAGAGATGTCGAATGTGTTGGCGGTTCAAAAGATTCAAATGGAGACCGAGAAGGACATCAAGATTGAGCAAGCTCGCGTTGCTTTTGCTATTGAGAAGATGAATGCTGAAGCTGAGCTGAAGAGCAAATTAATGGCTGAAGAGTTTGATTATAAAATAAGGATTGTTGAGATGACTGAGGCACAATTGGCTAATAGAGATGACATGAAGGAGGAAGGTAAGTCAAAGAGAATTAGTCAGCAGAACACAGAGCAATCAAGATTGATTAATCAGCGAAAGTTGAATCTTCCTCCACAGAACTTTGAATCAAACGAGGATTCCTTGGATGGGTTTGACCTAGCCGAGTTCGAGGTTCGATAAAGTTAAAAAAATGTTTATTAACTTTGTACAAATTATAATCTTATGGACATTCAAGTAAAAGAGGTTTCGTTTAAGGAAGAGAAGTCGGTTCAAGAAATTGAGAAAGAGTTACTCGATAAGCACGAGCAACAGCATCAAGACCCGGCACCAACACCGGACCCGGTGCCACCTTCTGAAGACGAGCTCTTAGAAAAAGAGAAGGACGTTCTTTCATATATTGGCAAAAGGTACAACAAGGAGATTAATTCCTTGGATGAGCTATTCACTGCTCGTGAGCAGAATGAAGAGTTGCCCGAGGATGTTGCATCTTTCTTGAAGTACAAAAAAGAAACAGGTCGTGGGATTCAAGATTTCCTGAAGTTACAACAGGATTTTGATTCCATGGATGAAAATAATTTGCTACGCGAGTACTTCTTGCAGACAGAAGAAGGAATCGATTCCGAAGACGTAGATGCAATGCTCTCTGAGTATTCCTACGATGCGGAGCTCGATGACGAATCTGATGTTAAGAAAGCTCGTTTGGCAAAGAAAAAGGCTCTTCATAAGGCCAAGACATACTTCAACAATCTGAAGGAGCAATACAAACAACCCCTTGAGTCAAGGTCGGTTGGTATTCCGGATGAAGAAAGGGAAATGTATGAGTCTTATAAAGAGTCTGTCGAAAAGTCAAAGACCGAAAGGGAGGCTACACAAAAGAAGCGAGACTTCTTTACCAAGAGGACTGACGAGCTCTTTTCAAGTGAATTCAAAGGTTTTGAGTTTGACTTGGATGGAAGGAAATTAGTTTTCGCTCCCGGTGAATCTGAGGCTTTAAAGAAATCTCAGGAAAGTCCAATGAACTTTATCAATAAGTACTTGGACGAGAATGGAATGATTAAAGACGCAGCAGGATACCACAAGGCTTTGTCAATGGCAATGAACCCCGAGCGGTATGCTAAGTTCTTTTATGAGCAAGGCAAATCCGATGCAGTAGATGGGCTAGACCGCAAGCTAAAAAATGTAAACATGAGCGAGCGGAGAGCACCGGAATCTGTAAACAAGGGGGGAATGCAAGTGCGAGCGGTCAACGACGATTCAGGTCGTGGTCTTCGCATACGAAGTGTTAACAAGAAACAATAACCTTTTAAAACCTAAAAATCATGGCAGGTTCATTACTAGCGTCACCTACATTCGCTTTGCAGCCATCTGCTGAGCAGGTAGTGTTGAGCACAAACTACATCACGAACTTTAACTTTTTGAATCAGTATCTTCCTGATACTTACGAAAAGGAGTTCGAGCGTTACGGCAATCGTACCGTAGCATCTTTCTTACGTATGGTAGGTGCAGAGATGCCCTCCAATTCTGACCTCATCAAGTGGGCTGAGCAAGGCCGTCTGCACACCAAGTATGTGTCAGTTGGTACCGGTGCATTAGTAAATGCCCCAAGTGCAGCTTTCCAAGTGAATGACACCGGCGTAACCGGCGTTGCTTTCCGTCCCGGTCAAACCGTTATGGTTGTTCAAAACAATGGGAGCGGATTTAACAAAGGTATCGTTACCGCTATTACTTTGCCTAACACATTTACTGTTGCTTTCTATGAAAGCACCGGTTTGGTAACTGCAGGTACAGGTGCAGGTAATTCTGATGTAACCGTTTTCGTTTATGGTTCTGAATTCAAAAAAGGAACTGTTGGAATGGTTGGTTCTTTGGAAGCTGAAGACTCAATCTTCCAAAACAGCCCAATCATCCTAAAGGATAAGTACGCTGTTAGCGGTTCAGACATGGCCCAAATTGGTTGGGTTGAGGTTACCACCGAAAACGGAGCAAGCGGTTACCTATGGTACTTGAAGAGTGAGCACGAAACTCGTTTACGTTTTGAGGATTACCTTGAGACTTCAATGATTGAGGCTGTTCCTGCTCAAGTTGGTTCCGGTGTTTTAAACACAGGTCTTAACCCCACCTTTGGTAACAAGGGTTCTGAAGGAATCTTTTATGTTGTTGAGAACCGCGGAAACGTATGGGCCGGTGGCAATCCTTCTACCTTGTCAGATTTTGACTCCATCATCTCTCGTCTTGACCGTCAAGGTTCTATTGAAGAGAACGTACTCTTCTTGAACCGCGAGTTTGGTTTTGACATTGACGATATGTTGGCAGCTCAAAACTCCTACGGTGTTGGTGGAACCTCTTACGGTTTGTTCGACAATGACCAACAAATGGCTTTGAATCTTGGCTTCACCGGTTTCCGTCGTGGCTATGATTTCTACAAGTCTGATTGGAAGTATTTGAACGACCCCACCATGCGTGGCGGATTGTCAGCGAACCCCGGTTCAGGCCGCGTAAACGGCTTGTTGGTTCCTGCCGGTTCTACCACCGTATACGACCAAATCCTTGGCAAAAACGCTAAGCGTCCTTTCCTACACGTCCGGTACCGCGCTTCAGAAACTGAAGACCGTCGCTACAAGACTTGGATTACCGGTTCTGCCGGAGGTGCTGCCAACAGCGACCTTGATGCCATGGAGGTACACTTCCTATCTGAGCGTGCTGTTTGCACCTTGGGAGCCAACAACTTCGTATTGTTCGAGCAATAAGAAGAAAGGCAAAAACTAAGATGGGGGTCGCAGTTGAGCGGCCCCCTCTTTTTTATCTTTCAGTAAACCCTTTAATTCAAATACAATGAAAACAAAGTTAGAATCCAAAGACCGTATCTACCGGTTAAAAAAGAATGCTGCTCCTTTGACATACAGCATCCCTGTCCGCAATTCCAAGAGTATGCCATTGCTGTACTTTGATGAGGACCAAAACATAAACCGCGCTCTGCGTTATGCGCGAAATCAAAAAAGCCCTTTTGAGGATGAGCAGGATGGAAATGCCATCATTGAACCCATCGTTTTTGAGAACGGATTCCTTTTTGTTCCTCGTACAAACCCTGTCCTTCAGCAGTTCTTGAACTACCACCCACTAAATGGTGTTTCCTTTGAGGAAGTTAACCACGAGAAAGATGCTCAGAAAGAGATGGAGCAATTATCAATTGAGGCTGACGCTTTGATTGAAGCTCGTCAGATGTCTGTTGAGCAGTTGGAGCTTGTTGGCCGGGTGCTATTGGGCAAGGATGTAACTCGAATGACTACCGCCGAACTTCGCCGGGACATTCTTGTGTATGCTAAGCAAGACCCCTTTGGTTTTATGAACATCATCAATGACCCATCATTGCAAGCGAGCTCTTCTGTTCGTATGTTCTTTGACAAGGGGTTATTGACCATGCGGAACAACAACAAGGAGGTGTGGTATAGCACTCCGTCGAACAAGAAGAAGATGTTGAATGTTCCATATGGAGAGGACCCATACGATATGGTCACCAACTACTTGCACTCCGGTGATGGTATTGAGGACTTGAAGATGTTGGAGAATTTCTTAGAGCAATAAGCGTCTCTTCTCGGAGACTCAAATCAAGGTCGCAATTCGCGACCTTTTTTTTTTGTACATTTGTGTTATTGTTTAACCCCATAATTTTTTTTGTATGCAAAAGTTTTTAAGAATCCCTGTTACAAACGAGCAAACTCAGCTTGTTGGAATTAATGGAATTGTTTTAGTAGAGCAAGCATCTACCACCACAGTTACCATCTCTTATGAGTCAAGCCTAAATGCTTCGGCTAGAAATGTCGTTTTAACTCATGCTGCTCTTTCAGCAGGAAGTGAGGCGGTTCGTGATGCCATTCAAACCGCAATTGTTGCTGCTCTTCAAGAGCCTTGGTACAATGTTGTTTTTGATGTGGTTCCTCCTGTCGCAGTATCGGGCATTGCAATTGCCTAATCAATTATTAATTGTTCTAAAAAAGCACTCTCGTAAGGGGGTGCTTTTTTTTTGTCTATCTTTGTAAAAAAAGTATTCAGATGATAAATTCGGTAAGAAACACCGTACTGACAATACTGAACAAAAACAACTACGGATACATCTCCCCTTCTGACTTTAACCTTATGGCTAAGCAGGCTCAGATGGAGATATTCGAAGAGTATTTTGCTGACTATAACGATACCATTAATCGCGAGAACGTGCGTCCATCAAACGCACCAAGTGCTGTGGTTCTTGCATCAAATGCCGGATATGCTGACAAAAAGAAAGCCATTGAGGAAGCCATTGAACTTTTTTCTACTACCAAGTTCCTATCTCATAGCTCGGGTAATTTATTTTTCCTCCCAAGCCTCACGACTACAGGAGATGATTACTACCTTCTCAATAAGGTGTTATGTTACCCTATCCTTTTGGATTCAGGAAACAATACGAGTGTTCTCGCGAACAACCTAGTTGATGCCGGAGCGAACTTCATCTCTCTTGGTATCGTTGCCGGGGATATTGTAACCAACACCACAACCGGAGCTACAGCAATTGCCACCGTTGTCACCGCAACGACAATCACTTTGAGTGCCGATATCTTTTTGGTATCACCGCAGTCATATTCAATATTCGATGAGTCTGTGGTAAACGAAGTTGAGAAGGTGAATCACAGCAAGATAACGATGTTGAACAACTCGCTTCTGACATCTCCAAACACACACTTCCCGGCTTACACCCAAGAATCAGAATTTATGTCTGTGTTCCCAAGAACAATATCAACCAAGGGGCAGATACAGTGTCAGTACATACGTTATCCAAAGGACCCCAAGTGGACGTTTGTTTCGCTTACAAATGGGGAACCATCATTTAACCAATCTCAGCCCGACTATCAGGATTTTGAGATTCCATTTGAGGATGAGCCTAAATTGGTTTACAAGATTCTTCAATTGGCCGGAGTTACAATCAGGGAGGCAGCGGTAGTTACCGCAATCAAAAGTGAAGAGCAAGAACTATAAAAGTAAGACATGGCTTTTTTATCCGCATTTGAATACTATACCAACAATGGTAACGCTCCACAAGACAAAAATTGGGGGTCATATCAGTACGTTAGCCTGAAGGATATTGTCAATAACTTCATGCTTATGTACTCCGGCAACAACTCTGTTATCAACAACGAGGAGCGGTACAAGGTTTTGTTTCATTCAAAGAGGGCTATTCAAGAGTTGAACTACGATGCGTTCAAAGAGATAAAGGCTCTTGAGCTTAATGTGTGCGATTCGCTTCGCTTTGTTCTTCCGCACGACTACGTAAATTGGGTAAGGATATCTTTGTACAAGGATGGCTACTTGCGTCCATTAACAGAGAACATTCAAATTAACTCAGCCAAAGCGTACCTGCAAGGCAACAACTGTGAGATTCTGTTTGACCAAAACGGAAACATATTGGAGCCACAGAACTCAACCATTGACAAGGATAGGTTTGATGGTGCACTGAAGAGCATTTACTTAAATCCCGGGAATCCATTCCATGGACAACAGGGGTGGTGCGTAGATGGCAATTGGTACTTTCAGTATGGCATTGGGGCCCGGTTCGGATTGAATACTGAGACTGCCAATAGGAATCCAACCTTTACAATTGACAAGAAAGCCGGTGTGATAAACTTCAGCTCTGAGATGTCAGGCGAGTTGTGCATCCTTGAGTACATATCAGATGGAATGGAGGGCAATGACGATTCGCTTATTTCTGTAAACAAGCTATTTGAGAAGTACGTGTACGCGTACATTTCTTTTGAGATTTTGAGCAACAAGGCCGGCGTTCAAGAGTACATTATTGCTCGGGCCCGAAAGGAGAAATCAGCTTTGCTTCGTAACGCTAAGATTAGAATCAGCAACATTCACCCCGGAAGACTTCTTATGAATCTACGTGGGCAAGATAAGTGGATAAAGTAATATGACCAACATCTCGAGAAATTTTATTGCAGGCAAAATGAATAAGACCGTCGATGAACGGCTTATTCCTGATGGAGAGTACATCGATGCTTTAAACTGTAGATTGGGTTCGAGCGAAAAGTCAGAGGTTGGTGCTGTTGAAAACACCAAGGGGAACATAGCTCTTACGTCACTGACCTACATTAATGGGGCTCCGCTTTCTTCTCAGGCACGATGCATTGGTGCGTATGAGGATGGTGCCAACGAGACGTTGTATTGGTTTGTTCACGACCCGGTATTTACGGCAGCAGGTGCCACCGGCAAGTTGGACATGATTGTTTCTTACAACACAACCACTACTGCCTTGACGTATCACGTTGTAAGTATTGATGATGGCGGTGGGGTAAATACTACGTTGAACTTCAATCCAATCTACTTGATTACAGGTGTGAATTTGGTTGAGGTAAATCCGCAAGGAAACTTCATGCTGTTTTTTACTGACAACTACAATGCTCCTCGGTTTATCAACACCGGCCGGACGTATGCTCAGCCTGTTGCAAACATAGACCAATTTGATGAGGAGTCCATCCTTGTTGTTAAGCGTCCACCTAGACAGTCTCCGGGATTGATTCTTCAGGATACCGGTGGCGAGGAAAACTACATGAAGGATAGGTTCCTTTGTTTTGCGTACCGGTATCGGTATGAAGATGGCGAGTACTCTGCGATATCTCAGTTTTCTGCCCCGGCTTTCTCGCCAAAGCAGTTTAACATATCTCCGGACAGCTACCTAAACATTGGCATGGAGAACATGTACAATTCAGTTGTGGTAACCTATAACACAGGTGGTCCATTGGTGAAGGGCATTGACCTTTTGTACAAGGACATGGAGAGCAATGTGATTCGGGTGATTGAGAAGTTGGATAAGGCCAAGCTCGGATTCCCTAACAACACTCTTCAGTTCTATTCATTTACAAACAGCAAGATATTTACTGTCCTTACGGAGTCGGAGATATTTAGGCTGTATGACAACGTACCAAGGTTTGCCAAGGCTCAGACTATAATGGGTAACCGGTTGATGTACGGAAACTATATCGAAGGATACGACCTTGTTGATTTGAATGGGAATGAGGTTCGCTTTGATTATTACACTGACCCTGTGTCAACTGTTCTTGGTCAAGTTGAGCTACCTACAGTTAGAGGCTTTGGCTTATATGATTTGCCACAATCGGGGCCTACTAATTCATTCCCCAACACAAAGTTCACTGTTGACCTTTCGAGTGTATCAACAAAACTTTTTAAGGGTGGTGTTCTTAGGTTTGAGCTAAAGATATCCCACAATTCGGTTCCGCCATCATATCCTTTTGGGTGGAGTCCCGGTACTCCTGTTTTTCCTTCAGGAGTAAATGCATTTAGTGTTAATTTTGAGTTTGTTTTGCCAAAGGATTATGCTAACGTGCCTGCTTTATTTGCAAGCACTGAGTTTAAGAATGCAATAGGGGTAGCTTCTCCTCCAAACTTTCAGCCGCTTTTCCCTCTTTTTTTAGCATCAAATGGTAAGACATTTACGGACTGCTATAACGCAGAGCTTTTGCCTGTGCTTCCTTCTATGTCCGGCAACTTTTCTTTGCTGAGGTCTGCTATAGGTGTTTCGGGCCCCATACCAACTATTGGTGAACCTATCCCTGTTGGCAACCCAACAACAAATGAGTTGGACTTCAAGATACTGTTTCCTTTGTATGAAATAACTACTGCACCTCCGGGGACAGAAGAATGGGAGATATTGAAGATTGATAGTGCAAAGGCGTACTTTACTCCGGCGTTTGGCGAGCGGTCACTGCATAGCAATCGTGGGTATGAGGTTGGCATTGTTTACATGGATGAGTTTGCACGCTCTTCTACAGCTCTTGTGAGCAACAACAATACTGTGTTCTTTGATTGCGGACAGTCTGTAAATAAAAATCAGATTAAGGTAACAATTCCGACAACACAAAGAGCACCATCTTGGGCTACAAGGTATAAGTTTGTTCTTAAGCCTGACAAGACAACCTATGAGACCATCTACTCTAACCTTTACTTTGTTGATAATCCAACCAATACGTTATGGGCGTTATTGGAAGGGGAGAATGCTCGTAAATTTGAGTCGGGGGATAGGCTTATTTTAAAAGCTGACGCATCCGGTGCCAAGACTTCTTGTGCTTATGTGACAATATTAGAGAAGGAAGCAAAACCTGCTGACTTTGTTGCCATACCAAATCAGCTTGACCCATCTCAAAACATACCGGTACCATCGGGGGTGTATGCTAAGATAAGCACTACGAATCCAAAACTTGATGTGTCGGCAAGTCAGTTTAAAAATATTTCTTTCGGAACCAAAACGGTAATTCAAGATAATAATGGATTGGTCCCTGTTATGGACTACACTGTAAATATTCCGGACCCCCTTACTCCGGGTGACTACATAGACAATCCCGGTGGTGAGCCATTAATACCTGTGGGTAGTCGTGTGATTTTAAGTTTCAAGTTTGAGCGTAAAGGCCCCGGCGATGGAGGTGGAGCTTGCGAAAGAAGGATATACACCTTAGAGCAAGAATACATATCTACAGCAAACTATGCTGATTTTAAGGCTTGGTTTGATGGGGATAACATAGATGGATACTTAGATTTGGGAATAAAAGATGTTGGAGGCCCTGTACCGCCAAATCTACCAATAAACAATAGGTACGATGCTAGTATTTACAATAGTCCTCCAAATTCTACAAGTATTTGTAATGGGTTTTTGGGGTGTAACTTTATTGCATACAATTTTTATAGGTTCTTTAGGGATTTGGGAACCAACCGGCTAGCCTTGACCATGACCGGTCCTCCTTCTTGCGGTTGGGATAATGATTCTCAATCAAGCATTACTGTTAGCATCAGTATATTGAGAGCAGGAGGGACCTTGATTTTTGAGACCGAGCCGGTGGATGCATCTCCCGACATATTCTTTGAGAATGAGTTTTCGTATCCTATTGATACAACAACCGGAAACCACCTATCAGGAACCATGGTAGGAGATGTGAATCAAAATATTGCCTTGGGTATTCCCGGGGTTGTGTATCCATCTTTCTTCAACTGCTTTACTTTTGGAAATGGTGCCGAGAGTTATCGGGTACGAGATTCTTTAAAAGGTCAAACATTCTTGTTGGGCAATCGCGTTACTGCGGTATCTACTCAAAACTACAAGCAGGCCCATCGATTTGCAGATATAACCTACAGTGGAATCTACAACGATGAGTCGAATGTAAATAAGCTAAACGAGTTTAACCTTGGTCTTTTGAACTACAAGACGTTGGAGGACTCCTTCGGTCCCATTATGATATTGGATGGCCGGGAGACAGACGTGTTGGTTCTTCAAGAGGATAAGGTAAGCTATGTGCTTGCCGGCAAGAACTTGCTATCGGATTCCGCGGCCGGTGGTGCCATCACATCTGTGCCCGAGGTTTTAGGGACTCAGATTGCAAGGATTGAGAAAAATGGGATTAGCTTCCATCCGGAGAGCTACACAAAATGGGGGCCTAGTAAGTTCTTCACCGATGCCAAGAGGGGTGCTGTTATTCAGCTTTCTGGAGGTTCTTACAACAGCGAGCAGATGGGATTGATTTCATTGACCGGTATGCGTTCATGGTTCCGGGACCTGTTCATAGATTCTATGTACACTCAAAAGCTCGGTGGCTATGACCCATACATGGACGAGTACGTGCTCAGTTCAAACGAAACCTCAATTCCCATAATTGATGATTGTATTGATTGCGGAACAACTCAGAAGTTCACGCTTCCGTTTCGTGGTGGTGGTGCAATACCATACTCATACTGCGTAAACTTGGGATTGCCTATCGGTTCTGTTGATGTGGACTACACGATATCAATCGTTAGTGGCACGCCTACTGTTAACATATCTGCGACATTTAATGGTAGCACGTCATCTACAGGTGCTGTGAACACTAGCGGAACGCTGACATTTTCAAAGTCAACGAATAACACCAACGGCACGATATCACTTCAGTATGGTGGAAGCGGAGAAATGATGTTGGAAATCACTGTTCGTTGCCCCGAGTCTATCCCATTGACCTTGGTTGAGGTTTGCGTATCGGATAACGCAGATGCCGGCAAGTTTATTCACAATGAGTTCAGATACCAAAGTGGAGCGTACATCTCTCCGACTTCATCAGACCTTGTGACTCTTGCTTCGGGATTTTCGTACCCATTGATTTCAAACTACAACCTTACTTCAGGGTTCCAAGGAACAGGGTATTTCCCGGTCAATGGTTCTACGGTTCGAATAATTTCAAACAAGATACTATTCGACAACTACAACTTTGATAGCGTCAACAACAGGCTGATGTACTTTAGGACCAACGTGTTCTATCCAAACACCCCGGTTGGCGTTCAGAACCTTCTATTGGCTGCAACCAATGCGACTCCTCTTGTGAATGTGGGGTCTGCTTGGTACGCTGAGTTTATTATGCCGGGGGGGATGCCGAATGACTATTTGTACCTGATATGGGACTACAGAACTAAGGTGTCTCAAGAGCTGTGCTACTCATCTGTTAGTGCAGAGGATGCGTGTTGCAATTGCGAGCAGTGCGAAGAGCTATGTTCTTCTTGGTCTGCTACGGCAGGTCCGGCCGGGGCGTTGTTGGTCTACAACGATTGCTCAGAGGCTCAGTTCCCAACCATTGTTTATGTAGACCCCGAGGATACTATTATAATCTGTGCATCAAATGAACCAAGCGTTGTAGAAGGATTAGCTGAGATTAGCTTTGCTGACTGCGGATGCGTATCAATTCCTCTTGAAACATAAGACATGGCAACATCATCACTTTACTATTTGAACTCATCATCGTTTGCTTCTGCAACTGCTGTGTTTACGAATTCTGCTCTTACCACCTTGGCACCGGATGGGTGGTTTTCATTTGGTGGTATCGTAAGGGAGCAGGTAGGGGGTGTGCTACAGCCGGCAGTTCCTTGTCCATCGTGCTTCATTGATTGCGACAATCAGTTGGAACATTCGGGGGACAATGGTATCTACAATGTTACCTTCAACACAGGGTTTAATGTCGGTGCCATCATCATTAGGTTCAATCCCAATAACGTGCCGGATGGTTTCTTGGCAACGTATGATGGAGTAGACTACAACGGACTTGTGTCTCCGGCGTATGGTTGGGTGCAAGGCGGTGTGGCCGGGGAGCCATCGTACATTGGCAGAGCGGCGGATGACTGTGGTATATCGGGGACTACGTATGTTCTTGACAACTATCGGTTCCAAGGAGGCAGCTTTATTTTTGATGGCACCACTCCGAGTGTTACTGTCAACCCATTGGCTGTGGATACCACAGTGGGGAATCCCGGCAACTGTGTGATGGTGATACCAAAGGTAAACGCATCTCCTTCTTCTTTGTATCTTCAGATTGTATCTCCTTGTCCCTCCGGGGCTTTTACTGTTGAGGTTGAGTGCCCGGCTCTATTGCAGGGGTTTGCATCAAGCAATGTAAATGGCTCTTCTACTGCTGCGTGCAATGATATCTTGGACCAAACGTACTACGTTGCTCACGTCAATGGGTCGGGAGGTGTGCTATATCTGTACGACTATGTGTTTGCTGATGCCTATGGTCAGACTCCATTATCGGCAGGATTCTACAATGTGTCAGGGATGAGTCCCTTTTATGATTGGATTCAAGTGGATGCGAATGGTGTTGTAATAGCTTTTGGAAGCTGCTCATATAGCAATAACTATTTGGTTCGCAGGTGTGGAGACAATCTTGAGATTGTTGTGTACTCTGCATCAGCACGTACTCCCGGCCAACTGATAAGCGTGAATGAGGCTATCTATGCCGGATGTCGGTTTATAGTGGTAGGGCCACAAGCTACTCAAGCCGATGCCACCTTCAATGCGGTTGTGCCGGGGACTTGCGAGAACGTATGTGTGTATTGGGAAGCGACAAGCAACTTGGAGGTTGGAAGTGTGAACTTAAACTTTGTTGATTGCTTGGGTGTGCCACAGGTTTATTCCTTGGGGCCCGAAGAAACATACAAGTTCTGTGCGAGGTCTACGAGCTACGTGTCTCCGGAGGGCGTGACAAGCGTTATCGATAGCTGCCAATGCCCTTCTGTTTTCTACTATCGAGTAACGCGTTGTGGAGATGGCCTTTCTGTCATTATTGATTCGACTACAGTGTTGAATCCGGGGGATGTGGTATCCATTACAGGATACTCAGGGTGCTACTTTCAAGTGATATCATCTTCGGCCCTTGCTCCTACCGAGTCGTTTGTTTCTCTTGAGCCAACAACTTGCAGTGAGGTGTGTGTGCTGATGTCGTTTCAGAATGTTAGCGGTGGTCCATCTTCAATTACTTGGACCGGATGTGATGACCTTCCGTATGCTTACACGCTGTCCGATGGGCAAACCATATTGAGATGTGTAAAGGGTGGGGCCTACACTGTACCCGGAGGAATTGTTGTAACTTTGTCAAACTGTAACTGCGGAGTATAATGCCTACATACACTCTTTCATATGACCCCGGGGTACAAGGATGGCCATCCTTTTACTCGTTTGAGCCTGATTGGATGATTGGGATGAACAACTATTTCTATACCTTCAAGGGTGGGAATTTGTACCGACACAGTGTAAACGCAGTAAGGAATAACTTCTATGGTGTTCAGTACACCTCAAAGATTAAGAGCGTTTTCAATGTTGAGGTATTGAAGAACAAGCTGTTCAAGACCTTGTCATTGCAAGGTGATGACAGTTGGTCCGCAGAGTTGGACACCGACATTCAGGACACAGGCTTCATTCAGAAGTCTTGGTTTGAGAAGAAGGAGCAAACATATTTTGCTTTTGTTCGCAACTCGGGAACTATCCCGGCGAATCCGTCTCAGAACTATCCCTTGCGGTCATTAAATGGCATTGGTAGGAGCGTTACGGTTTCGGGTCCTCCCGGGGCTACGGTGATATCGTTTTCGATTAACCCATTGATTTCTATTGGAGGAATCATCAGCATTGGAGATGCTTTGTACTTTGCTTTGCCTCCCACGTACTCAACTCCGTTGTTGGCCGGCGAGGTTACTGCTGTCAATGTCAACCTTCCAAACGGAATCAATCAGATTGTTATTAATACCACGATACCGGGGACTACTCCAATTGGCATTCAAACCCCATACTTCTTGTTCATTAAGAATGCTGTTGCCGAGTCCCATGGGGTGTTGGGTCATTACTGCATATTTAGCCTTGAGAACAACTCAACTTCTGCTGTAGAATTGTTTCAAGCGGAGAGTGATATTATGTTTAGCTATCCATAAAAAAGCTATCTTTGTGGTAACTATGCTTGATATTAGAGCTATAACTCATGAAGACTATGACAGCACTCTTGTCAATTGGTGGAAAGATTGGGGGTGGACTCCGCCCACAAGGGATTTCTTGCCTTTAAACGGCACAGGGGGCCTGATGGTTTTTGATGGTGACACTCCGGTGTGTGCCGGATTTATATATGCCACCAACTCGGCGGTTGCTTGGGTTGATTGGATTATCTCCAACAAGAACTATCGGGACAAGAGGGCCGAGGCCATTGAGCTGTTGTTGTCATCTCTTACGAGTGTGGCTCAAGGCTCGGGTGCCAAGATTGCATACGCTCTCATAAAGCATCAAGGTTTGATATCATCATACGAGAAGTTTGGATACATAAAGGGAGATGCATACAATACAGAAATGATAAAAGTATTTTGATATGGCAGCATTTACATCAATAGCGGCAGGTATTGGGTTGGCAGCTACGGCGGCTTCTACTGCAATGTCTTTTTCTCAGGCCGCTCAGCAAAACAGCATTAAGAACAAGGCTGAGGCTGAGGCTGAAAAGGCTTTGGCTGAGGCTAAGAAGCGTCTTGATGTTAACGTGTACGAGGCATTGGATGTAAACTTGGATGCATTCCGCAGACAGCAAGAGGGATTGTTGTCGGCTGCGGCCCAAGCTACTGCTGCCGGTGTCGAGTCTGAGAGGGGTGTTGCGGCCACTGCCGGCCGGGTTCAAGCCGGTGTTAATGATGCCATGGCCGGGATTCGGGAGGCTGAGGTTTCTAAGTTGGAGGAGTTGGAGCAATTGACTGCCGGGGAGGAGAGTAGGCTTAAGGACATTGGTGCACAGATTAATCTTGATGAAGCTGCCGGTGCTCAGGCGGCGGCTGCAAATGCTGCCGAGATGGAGCAGATGGCTTTGGCTCAGGGCATGGAGGGTGTTGTTTCTGCTGTTGGTCAGGCTGCTGAGATGGCTCCATTGTTTTCTAAGACGAAGGGTGCGAGGCAAGCATCACGATTGGAGCGTCAGTTTAACCGGGCCGATACTACGGGGACTTTTGCTGAGAATGTTATGAGTAAGGTTACTGCTCCAACTTTTGACACCACACCTGAAGGTATAAAAGCACAACAGGCTTATAATGCTCTTAGCAAAGGTGGAGCTCCATTTCAAGATTATTTAATTCAAAGAACCCCGGACGAGTTTAACGATTTGATGTTTAAGTTAGGGTTAAGCGGACCAAAATTTAGATAATAAATGGCAACATTCTATAAGTACGCAGAAAGGAACGCTCAGTCGCAAATAAATTGGGCGGAGGTTGGTCGCAATATCACAGACACCTTAAGAGAGGAGGCGAAGCTGCGTGAAGAAAAGATTGCAGCTATTGATGAGAACACAAGGCAGGTTGGTCTTACCCTTCAAAATAACCCACAAGGGGAGCATGAAGGGCTGAACCAATGGTCATTGGAATACGCCGCAAACGCTCAGCAGATGAGGTTGATTCAAGATAGGCTTCTGAAGTCGGGACAACTCAAGGTTAACGACTACACCAAGATGAGGCAGAACCTGTCGGATGGCACAGATGGTATCTTTGCTGCACTTGAGGAGTATCAGACGGAGTACGCAGACAAGATGGAGCGTTATAGAAATGGGGACTCTCAACCATTAGAGCAGTGGACCATGGCTCAAGCTGAAGGGCTTGCTAATTTTAGCACACACAAGCCGGTGATTGATTCGATGTCAAGCGAGGTGTTTATAGCAAAAATGACAGATGGTAAGATTGACAAAAACCCCAACAACTACGTTTCTGTGAGCACTCTTCGCAATAGGATTAAGGGTAAGTTTGACCGGTTCAAGACCGATGACTATGCTGAGAAGATTGCTTCGGGGTTTGGTGTTGAAATCCTTGAGGTTGCAAAAAAAATGGGAACAACTTGGGGTAAGATTATTACTAGAGAAGGAGTAAGGGGAGCTATAAACCCAAGAGACCAAGCTGCTATTGATTCTTATAATATAGCGGAAAATGCTGCTGTATCATCTGCTCTTACGAATCCATACAACTTTACATCTATCCTTAGCGACAATGGATATAGCTTTACTTTTGACCCAACAGAAGCAACTAATAACAATAAGCTAATTCTTTTGAAGAACGACCCTAAGAATGGGTATCCGGTGCCGAATACAGAAGGTAAGAATTACAAAGCTCAAATGGGTGAAGCCGACAAGCTCTTAAGAAACATCATCCGCTCGAAGATGGATAAGAAGACAGAGGAAAAGACATTTGGAATTACTCAAGTTACTCCTCGGCAGGCCGCCACAAGAACACAAGGAGAAATAACAGCAGATGCCAATACAAGTATGATTGGAAGGTTGTACACAGGCAAAGGGGATTTAAAAACAGCATTGGAATATTTTAGGGGTAGATTGCCGGCAGGAAGTACAATAACAAGAAATGAAAAAGGCATTACAATAACAGATGCAAATAATAAATCGACAGATATATCATTTAAAAATGATGATGGAAGCATAAAGAACCAAGCACAATTTATAGAGTCAGCATCATCAGCACTTTTAAGTCCTGATGATAGTGCAAATGTTATTGGCCTTGTAAAAACAGGTGGTTACAGCAAAGGGGAGTTTGACCCTACAGGAAAAGGGTCTGCTACTGTGCAAAAACCAAAGAATATTACTGAAAAGCATAGGTCTCGTGTAGGTGGAATTCAAATTCCTCAAGACAGTGAAGCAGCATCTGTTTCTTATTTACAAAAACAATTTGGTGCAGCAGGATTTACATTTAAACAAGCAGGAGTTGATTACCCGGGGGGTCCTAATAAAATAGAAATAACTGATGTCGATGGAAACTCACAAGATTTTGAAACAACTGATGCCGCAGGAATAAAAGCATTCCTTAGTAATAAATTTAATCCAACAAAGGCTAATGTAGCGTCGTATTCCGAGGATTTGAATGAAAGTCAGAACGTAGATTATAGCACTTATAATTAATCAAACACAATTTTAGTAACTTTGTAGTATGGATGAACAGGTGCTACAGGACCTTTATGCAAGGGCCCAATCATTAGGATACAAAAAAGGAATAGAAGACTTTCGTACTCTAATCCAAACAGACCAAAAGGTCCAAGACGATAACTTCGCCTACGTACAAAGCAGAGGATACAAGAAAACAAAAGAAGATTTCTTTGGCCTATTGGGGATGAACCAATCCACAAGCACCATCCCATTAAAAAAAAAAGAGTCACCCCAAAGTACGGAATCGTTATCGGACGATGGTTCATTGGGGCAATCTATGCCGGAGGTTACAAAGAAGACTCTCAGTAAAGTTGGCATAGAGCCACAACCAAAGCCAAAAGAAGACCCTCTTCGATTCAACCAAATGCCCCCTCAAATGCAGGTTGAGGAGGCGTTTAAAATTATACAAGGGAAAGGATACCAAGGCACAAGGGAAGACTTCATTTCCGAATACGGAATCCAAGTTCCCCAAACCCAAGAAGAGGAGTATAAGAACAAGGACATCTTTGCTCAGAATATCAGGAATGCCTACAGCGGTGCACTTCGATACTCTCCTCAGAAGAAAGAGGTGGTTGCTCCGGCCAAGGCCGAGCCAACGCCCATGGAGCAATCCAAGGAGCAGTTTGCCGAGCAGTTCCCAAAGACCATAGAGAGAATAAAGCAAGCACCCGAAGAAGCTAGGAAAGCCGGAGAGTATTTAGAAAATGTTCGAAAGGGTGAGCGCGAGGCTGAGTTAGCTCAGATGCAATCCAATCAACAAGACGAAGAGTTTTTGCGTTTGGTATCCGGGGTTGACAACCTATACATAAAGGGGGCATCAGAGGAGAAAGCAGAAAGGGAGCTCAACGAAAGATTCAAGAAGTACGGAATAGTGTTTGCCCAATCTAAGGCCGGCCACGACGTTCTTATTGCTCGCACAGCAGATGGAAAGAAGAGCATTGAGATTCCTCTTGCGGTGTCCACTGCTGATTCAAACTCAAAAAGACTCAGAGACTTTATCATACAAAACGGAAAGGCTCAGACGGAGTCTATGTCCGAGGACCTTATCACCAAATCATTGCGTGCACAGAATATGCGCCGGGTGGGTAGACTCAACAAGGATGGCAGCACATCAACGGTTGAGTTCATGTCCTTTGAGCAGGACGGAAAATTCCTTGTAGCTCCTACATTATTTCCAAAGGACAAGCTGAACTATGGTGCAGACCCAAGAGGATGGATGAAGCTAGAGCCGGCCAAAGCAATCGAAGAGGCCCGGGCGAGAGGTGAGCTGTTTGAGTTTAAGACCAAGGCCGAGGCAGAACGATTTTCAAAGGGGGCTTGGAAGGATGTTACGATGTCAGACTTGGAGGGGCAAAAGTTCTTTCAAGAGCGTGGCTTAGACTACTTCGACTACAAGAACAGAAGGGACGAGCTGTTGTCTATCGACAAGGAGCAGTCCCTAATTGAGAATGTAAGTGCCGCCATTAAGAGGGGTGAAATCACAAACGCGAAGCAGTACTTTTCAAAGAAACTTTCTCCGGAAGAGGCCACGAGGTACTCCTACCTTTTGAATGGAAACAATCTTCGCCCCGACTTGGAGTCATACGTTCAGAAGCGTCAGCAACAAAAGAACGAGCTTTACGCCCAAGTGGAGGACCGCACTTTCTTTAACGATGGAAAGGCTCAAACAACATTTGAGGACTTCGATGTTTACCTTAATAAGAAGTCTGATGAGTCAAAGAAAAAGGCTGAAGAAACAAACAAGATAGCAAAGCAGAAGTACGAAGAGCTAAATGCTGTCTCATTGGAGGCTTTTGGCATACCGGCAACACAGTTGATGACGTACAAGCCGAAGACCCAAGATGAGGTGAACGTGATAAACGACATCAAGCAAAGGATGTCAGCCGTTGTTGAGCTGCAAAAAGTATCTGCTGAACGATACTATGCTTCATCTACATTTTTTAATTCAAAGCTGAACAAGGCTGCTCGCAATGAGTACGATGAGAACATGGCTGCTTGGTGGAGTGAGTTTAACTCTGCTTGGGACCGAGGTGAGGCCGGGGCACAGTTGATGAAGACAATCATGGGTGTAAACTCTATTGAAGAGGGAGGTCAGTTGATTTCAGAGGCTATGCAAGATGCCGAGGGGGGTACTCGTAGCCGAGCTTTCCAAACGTATATGTCTTCCGGTGCTTTACTTGCCGGGGACGAAAGGGCTACAAAGGCTTTTTGGTCTGACCCATTTGAGATAACGGCAAACCTAGTAGCTACGAGTCTTGCTCAGCTTCTTCCTATAGGGCTGAGGATTGTTCCTGCTACAACATTGTCAGGTGCCGGTATAGGTGCCGGAATTTCTGCTGCATCAACAGGTGGTTTAGGAACCATTGGAGGTGCAGTTTCGGGGGGTAAGTATGGTTTCCAAACCGGCATGGAGATGGCAAACTTTGCCATGGAGTACACGAACTCATTCTTTGAGGCAGCTCAAGAAAGAGGTTACGACGTGAAGGACCCCGAGCAGTTTGTCAATGCTTACGCTGACGAAGCAGTTTGGAATGAGACCAACAACATTGGTATTCGAAGAGGCTTAGCCATTGGCGGAGTTGGCTTGATGTCGAGCAGTCTTGCCGGCAAGGTATTCAAGGTTAGCAAGCTCGCATCTAAGGCTCAGAAGGTAGGTACATTTGTTGCTGAGCGTGCTGTTTTTGACCCATTAATGGAGGGTGCCGGAGAGCTGTTAGCTCAAGAGTGGTCTACCGGAACCTATGACCTAAAGGAGATTGAGGGTGAGATGATGGGTGGTATTGGTAACAACGCCATTTCAGCAGGATTTAACATGGCTACTTCGGCATTGAAGAACACCAACATTGACTATGCCAATACGCTTACTGATATCTCTGCTGTTGCCGAGGAGTCTGCGAGTGATGAGCGCATATCAAATTGGGCATCGAATATGAAGAGGCTTGGTCAGATTGATGCAGAGACTGAGCAGAGGATACAGCGGAATGTTGGATTGCGTAGGGAGTCTAAGGACTTGTTGTCTGTTGGTGACAACGGAAAGATAGCTTCAAGGGATTCCAAGCTACAAGCAAGGATGATGGAGCTGATGGCTGCACGCGATGAGATGTCATCCACAAACAATCGGCGTGAGGTGTACCGAAACTACATAGCTCAGGTGAACGAGGAGCTGAGGGAGATTGCAGAGACCAAGAAACTCCGGTCCCCGGAGAATTCTGTCAACTTGTCTACCATGAATGCTCCTACGTCAGCCCCCGGAATGCCTAAGTACAGCATCAATGGTCGCTCTATGACCAAGGAGAACTTTATGGATTCTGTTGCCAAGATGTCGAAGTCAAGGTATATGCGTTCTCGCATTGTTGTTGACAATGACGAAGTGGCCATGGGTGAGCTTAACCAAAAACTGACAGACAAAGGATTCATAACTAAACCAAAGACAGATGCCGTTCAAGAGCAAAGCACAGCGCAGTTATCTCCACAAGTTTCAGCCACAGTTGGCGAAGGAGTGGGAGAGCAAGTACCCGGTCAAGAAGAAGTTGCCGGAGAAGTTGACCAAGAGCGTCTCCGAGAAGAGACGCAACAGCAAGTAGAGCAAAGTCGTGGCAGGCTGAGTGAGTTAGAGGATGCTATTCCGGCGGTGATGGAGGTTACTCCGGAGGTTCTTGTTCAGGCCACCAACAATGAGTTGGCACCCGAGCAGTTGGATGGGGTGTTGTCCTCTATTGCTGACGATATCATATCTGAGACTGAGCTAAGTCCTGAGCAGGAGACATTGGTATCTGCGAACAAGGCCCGGGTTGATGAGTTGGTTTCATTAAAGTCTGAGCAGGAGGCATTGAGCTCCGAGGTGAACGACTTAGAAAGTATGTTGGGTGAAAGTGGTGGCGTTCAATTTAGAGCTGAAGAGGGTGTAACCACCACAAGGGATGCGGATTGGGATTCTAAGGCTAAGGCGGAGCTTCCGGCTTCGAGCTTTGAGAGTGACGAGGCTTTTAAATCTACGGTTCGCGATGGTCAGTGGGGGATGCTTACTGCGGAGAATCCTGATGCAACCCAAGTATCTGATGCGGTGAATAAACAAGTAAATGAGCGTGCGGAGGAGTGGTTACGTAGCCGGGGATATACCCCCCAACCTATTTTTGGAAAGTATGGGAACTCTGAAAACAGCTTTTTTGTTGAGGGGTTAACCACAGAGGATGCTGTTGAGTTTGCCCGGGAGTTTTCTCAAGAGAACGTAGCTACGGACAAGGGTCTTGTGTATCAAGATGGCAAGATGAATCCAAGGCAGAAGGGTCAAGAGACCTTTGCTGCGGCCGATGATTTTTACAGCACCATTAAGATTGGAGATAAGCAGACAGACTTCTCTGTTTCTTATGCTGACAACAAGGTTGACAGTGGCGCTAAGGTTGAGACAAAAAAACCTGCTGAAAAAACACAAGCTCGGAAGACCGGAACGCAGTTCCGGGCCGGGGAGAATCCCTTGCAAGATGTAGAGAGTACGGCCAAGGCGTTGGATGGGGTTGATGGAGATGGCTTAAATAAAATAAAAAGTAATTTTATTATAAGAAAAGCCGAAGAGATTTCAAAAAAATTAGAATACTTAAACTGCGATGCATTCTGCCATAAACTTGTAAACAACAGATTATTTAAAGATGTTTTTGATAAGGTAAACTTTAAAATTAAATTTGGAGGAAAAACTGAAAAAGTTGTATCCGAATTGCAAAAAATATTAAAGGTTGGTGACATTATAGCATTTGGAGATAAGAATGATGCAAGGCACTACGCAGTTTATTTAGGGGATGATTCTGTGTACGAAGTTGAAGGGTGGGGAGAAAAGCCAAGAAAGTATAGTCTATCTAAAAACATAGATACATACACAGGTTTAAATAACATCTACAGGGACAACGAATTAAATAAAGAAATCTCCGAAGCCTACCACAAGGCGAAGGAGGACGGAAGCAATCCCGAGTTGGTTAAGGCGGTAGAGGATTTGTTGGGAGCGCCAAAAGCCGGACCGCAGACGCGCATTGACACAAAAAGGGGAAAGAAAATAGGGAAGTTTGATGCACTCGAAGGTGCACCTAAAACTAAAGGGCTAGTAGGACCCGACCCCAACCTTGTAGCAGTAGCAGAAGAGTACGCAAAGAAAAACGGAATCCCATTTGCACGACAAGGAGAATACGTACAAGCTAATGAGAAAAGAGGGAAAAGGATAGCACTTGCTTTTGATAGAATGAAGCATGACCCATCTAACCCTAAAGTAAAAGAGGCATACGCTGACCTTATTCGGCAAACAAAGATGCAGTACCAAGCATTGGTCGATGCAGGATATGAATTCACATTCTTTGATTCCAACTCAGACCCCTACCAAGGGAACCCATCAAATGCGATGCGCGACCTTCGTGAAAATAAAAAGATGGCTGTGTATGGAACATACGATGGATATGGTACGGCCGGGATAACAGCCACTGCCCAAGCAGAAAACCCTCTGTTAGAAGACACCGGTTTTAAATGGAAAGACATAAATGGCGTAGAGCATTCTGTTACAGCAAACGACCTTTTTAGAGCAGTTCATGATGCATTTGGCCATGGATTGGAAGGAGCCGGATTCCGAGCAAGGGGAGAAGAAAATGCTTGGCAGGCCCACGTAAGATTGTTTACAGGCCCTGCCGTTGGAGCCATCACATCAGAAACAAGAGGCCAAAATAGTTGGTTGAACTTCGGTCCTTACGGAGAACAAAACAAAAAAGCAAGTGTTTTTGAGACTGTATTTGCTGAGCAAAAAATTGGCTTAATGCCGGAGTGGACTTGGACTGAAGGTCGGGCTATGGATATGCCATCTGAAGAAACTTCAGTAACAGAAGAGGTCCAAGAGATTGATGAGGATGCTGAGGTTGAAAGAATCGTTAGTGAAATGAACGAGTTGGAGAGCCCACTCGTAGACACATCTGCCCAAATTGAATCAACAGAAGGTGTGTCAACAGATGTGGAGGAACTAAACAGCAGGCTTGACGCTCCACTCGATGTGGTAAACATTCAAATTCTTGATGGGGTACCGGTGCTTATCACAATCTCAGACCAACTTGTCGCATCCAATAAGGGTGTTAAAGACAATGTAACAGGCAAAAAGATTACCAATCTTTTCGGTGGCTTAGGATTCAACGGAATTAAAAAGTTCTTGAATGCAGCTTGGGCAAATATAGGTGAGAATGAAGCTAAATCTCAACACAAAAAAGCTCTTGAAATATACGAAAACAACAAAGCAATCATTGAAAAGTTTTGGGCAGACAACCCTAAGTACGATGGGCACGTCCCCATGTTGGTTGTAAAAATGGGGGAGAACTCAATACTTTCAAACGAGGCCGTATCAAGATTGCTTATTGAAAGGATTAAGTCTTTAAATCTTTCAGAAGATACAAAGAAAGAAGCATTTTCAAATTTACAAGAGAGGCTAAACAAATTTGTAGAAAAATACAATGCAAAATTAAAAGAAGGTAAAAAAGCAAAAGATATAGATGCAAGCATAAAGAACCCTTATACTTTAGCTAAGTTTATTAGTGACAAAAAAATAAAGGATTTTAATGGTGTTTTAAAAAGCATATCTAAAATGCCTACTACTGCAAAGGCTGAGCTTATTAAATTATTAACATCAGGCGAAGCGAGAAAAGCCGGGGACCCTGCAAAAAATCCGAACCCCCCCAAGAAAGATAGTATAGCAAACATACTTCTTGGAGACAACAAAAATTATTCTTTGCTAAGCATACAATCTATAACTGATGTATTAACAGAGCCATCGATATCTAATGTTCCCATTGGAAGCGTTATATCTGTGGTGGGTGTTAAGGTTGCAGAGAAGCAAGCCGATGGAACATACAAGCAGGCCGGTGGTCCCATATCAGTTGACCACCCAAACTATAAGCATGGAGCCGAGGGGATGTCTTTTGGTGTTGTGAAAAGCCCTATGACAATCCAAAGCATAATGCCTGCCGCATATGATGCTGTAGTATCAAAAAACATTGAGAAGGTAAGAAAAGGAGCAAATCCTATTGGTGCAAGCTACGCTACAGCGATTGGTTTTGGGGCACCAAGTTTAGTAGGAAGAACCATCAGCACCAACCCTCCCAAGATGATGGCCTTGATATCACTTATCAATAAGGCTTTCCCAAATGTTTCAGTGTACACCACATCCGCCGCGTTTAACCGGATACTTGAAAACTCTGAAACAAAGCTGACGATGAAAGGAGACGCAGTTCTCTATGGAGTCACAGCCAACGGTGATATCTACATCAACCCCGAGGTGCACAACACAGAGTCTGAGCTTTTCAACACAATCATCCACGAGTTCGGGCACGTTTGGCTTAATATGCTTTTGACTTCTCCTGAAGGAAGTAAAGGAAGAAAGCTGTATCAACAAGGGATAAACATCATAAGAGAAGGAATCAAGACGGACCCTAAGCTAAAAGCTCTATACGACCGTCAGATGAAGTTGTTTAACAACAATGAAGCCGATGCCATCAACGAGATGTTGGCAATCTTGATTGGTAACCGGGGAGAGATGATATCAAAGGCGAGCACCGACATCAGAAACAAGTTCAATGACTTCTTGCTTGCTATGTGGGAGTACGTCCGCGCTACATTCAAGATGTCCAAGGACATTAGCGTAGATGAAATCTCTAACATGAGCCTTGATGATTTCTTGGGTACAGCCATGGCAGACCTACTCAGTGGGCAGGACATGAAGATATCCGATGCTCAGCTCACAAAGATGAGGAACCTAACCTCTATGGCTCGCCAAGATGACTCAATGCAGAGCATCATTGACTTGGGCCGGGAGAACGGATTCTCAGACCAATCCATCAAAGAGATTCTAATGCGGCGTGGCTTTAAAGCTGCCGACATAGATACCGCCATGGAGGTCCGCGTAGACCTAATGACTGAACTGCCCGATGCGTTTACCAACGTAGAAGGTGGCGTGAAGCAAGGTATGAAGCTATTCGCGGATGTACGTCAGCAGCTCAGCAAGTATGCCAAGAAGAAAGTAAAGGAGGCCGATGGCACCACTCGTACTCGGACCATGTCAGAGATACGTCAGAAAGCCTTAGAGCTTCTCAAGGAGCACCCCATATTCAATGCCCAAGCAACCATAACAAAAGATGAACTCATCTTGGCTTTCGATAGGTCAATGTCAACTCGGGCAAACAGGGGTGTCGATGCTCAGATTGCAGAGATAAGGAAGGGCCTCAAATCAAAGAAGATGGGCGTGAAGGAGTTGGCTGAAGCTCAAAATAAGCTCATCAATTTTGTATCAAGCGTACTTCCTCAATCAAAGGGATATAGCACAGCAAGGATTGAGCGTATAGTTCGATTGATTGGAAGCACAAACATAAACAACTTCGATGCTCAAGCCGAGCGCGTGATGAAGATTGTTGAGGCTCAGAAGGATTTGATGGCCAAGAAGGATATTGCTGACGCTGTTGCAAGGCAAAGACAAGAGATGCGCGACCGCCGGGCCGGACAAAAAGAGCTTCGTGCAATTCAGATTACACTGAAGAACTTCATCAGAACCAACCTGCCAAAGTCCAAAGGCTATAGCCAACTTATGGTGAACCGATTGGTTGCTGCTGTCGCAAACACCACAACACAAAATTACGTAGCGCAAGCTGTAAGGGTTCTGAATATAGTTGATAAGCAGCGCAAACTGATGTCCAACCAAAGGATAAGGGAGATTGCAAATGTCATAGTCAAGTCATCTAGGATAGCCAAGACCGGCTCAAATAAACGTCGGGCCGGCCGGGTGGATGCCGACACTCAGTCTCTGTTCGCAACAATGAAGCAGACCATGAGGGCATTGGCAATGGCAAAGAAGGGTGACTCATCCATGCTTGACAGGATTTCAGCATCTGTGGACCCTGCGATATTGGCCGGCAAGGGCATTGACCTTGATGATGTACAACAGAAAATAGACAACGGAGAGGAGCTCACCGCAGCAGAACGCGATGCGTTCAACACAACTGTCGCACTGCAAGAGTTGGGTGGAATCTTCTCCATGTCTCTTGAAGAGTTGGACTCCCTATTGGAAAGAACCAAGGAGATGGGGACAGAAGGAATCGCACGCCTAAAGGCAGACAAACTTGTCTTGAGTGCCGAGATATCTTCAATGAAGACACAAGCAGAGGCTCAGATAAAATCTGACTTTGGATTCTTGTACGATGAAAACGGAGACCTTAAGAGTAAGAACAGGCTTGACTCTGAGTTCCGGCAGATATGGGAGAACTTCCGCAAGCTAAAGGTTTGGGACGGAATCAAGGGTTGGGTTCAGACAATCGACTTCCAATCTCTCACCGGGTTCCAAGACTTTATGCGGAAGAAAATATACCACCTTGGCACGCTGATGAATGTGTTGGACAAGGGTGGTGACTTCTTCAAGAAAAACGTGTACGACGTTCTCAACAGAATGGATGAGAAGAGTAAGCGCGGATTCCAAATTGAGATGGCGAACCTAGACTCTTTCGCACGTGCGTTTGGATTCAAGAACTACAAGCAGTTTGCTCGTAGCTTGAACGGACCTCCGGTTAATATCAACGGAAAGCTACTCACCATCGACCAAATGATTAGGGTGTATGCCCTAAGCAAGAACCCCATACAGCGAAACAAGCTGATTGATATGGGTATTGACATCGATAGGGTTGAGTCGTTTCTTACAGATGAGCAAATTGGATTCGCTGACATGGTTGTTGACTACCTATCCAACAGCTACTTCGATGACGTGAACAGCATCTACTCTTATGTAAACAATGTCAACCTTGGATACGTAGAAAACTACTTCCCAACAAAGACAATTCAAACTAAGATTGATGGGAACATCTTGGAGTCCGGAGACTTCGGCTCTGTGTTCAATGCAGAGACAGCACCTGCACTAAAGGAGCGTACTGATACTAAGGGAGAGATTGACTTGTCTTCAGACTTTACTGCTGTTCTTGAGAATCACTTCCGGTCCATGGAAAGGTACAAGGCCATGGCCATTGGTGTTCGCAAGATGGTTCAGATTTTCAAGATGGAGGATGTCAAGACTTTGCTTGAGCGTACCGGAACCAAGGACATGATAATGCGCGGCCTTAACTTCGCCATCAACCCCGACTCCATGACCCGGGAGCCAACGACCATTGTCGGAAAGCTGTCATCTAAGTTCACAGGATTTGCTCTTTCTTTTAAGGCCATTCAGATTCTGAAGCAAGGCTCCTCTTTTGTTCAGGCTTTTGAGGACTACACCGTAAGGAAGGGGAAGCCCACACCGGTATTGGACCATTTAATGTTCATGCTTGACATGACTTACATTGTTGCCACACTTCCAAAGCAGATTAAAAAGGCTTACGATATGTCGGCTAATGTCAAGGAGCGTCTTGACCAAGGATTGGAGGGGGATGTTTATGGATTGGAGTCCGGCACCGGAGTGTTCCGGCCGATATCAAAGTCATCAAGTGCATGGTCAAAAGCAAGAAGGGCTTTCCAAACCGGAGCCGCGGCTCCTACTGTTCTTGGTGATATCATTGGTGTTCTTGGGTACATGGCTGTATACAACAGAATGATAAAGCAAGGTTTTACTCATGCTGAGTCTTTAGATGCATTCAACAAATACAATGCTACGCAGCAGTCTCGTCGGGCAACTGAGAAGTCACCAATACAGATGAGCAACAATGAGTTTCAAAGGTTGTTCACAATGTTTGGAAGTTCAGTGTTCTTGATGATGAACAAGATTGCTCAGACATCAACCAACATTATGCGCGATGCTAAGAAAGGCAAGATGCCAAAGGCCAAGGATGTACGAGGATTGATGTTGAACCTTGCCATCTCTAACGTGTTGTTCGTTGGTGCTGCTAACATTGCCAAATTTATAAAGGGTGATGATGAGGATAAGGAAGAGGCTTTGAAAGCCATGCGTAATGCAATGCTTGGCCTCAACGTGATTTACTCTATACCTATTTTTGGTTCTGCTCTTGAATCAATGATTGCGTATGCTGAGGGGGAGCCTGACAGGGCTGATGATACCATCAATGTGTTTCAGAATCTATTCAGAAAGTACAAGAAAGCAGAAGAGGGATTGTCTGAAGGGAACATTTGGGCTGCTACACAGCCTTTAGTTGAGATTGTTATTGGAGCTCAGCTAGACCCATTCATTGGTATGTACAACTACTTTGGAGGAGACAAAGATATGCAAGAGGGCTCGGCTTATGATATGCTTGGAATTACTCCATCGTATAGGCCAAGCAATGATGAGAAGCCTGTATCAACTATGGGTAAGGAGGACATGAAGCGTTACTTCCCTGACCTGTATGATGAGACATACGGACCGAACTCTCCCGGCTATGACATTGAGCAAGAGATAAAGGAGATGGAGAAAGAGATTGAGAAGGAGCAGCAGCAGTTGAAGGATGAAGCCTACGGCTACTCCGAATAGTCGGGCTCTTGCTTGTACCTAACGTACTTGAGTCCTCTCTGCTTGTCATAGTAGGCCATAAGTTCGTTGTCGTTTGCTGCACCTTCCCTTGGCTTTCTTCCTCCCATCTTAATGATGCCGGAGATGTCTGCCGGCCGGCCGAAGATGATGCCATCGTCACACGCCCATATCACCAATGGGTTGAGCATCTTCATCTGAAGTTTTGATATCTTGTTCAAAGATATTGGTAGTGGGTATGCATCTCTGATGTACCGGTTTCTTCCTTTTACCTCTGCATATGCCACGAGCTTACCCTCCTTGTTGAATACTTTGTAGTCGATATCGTCGGGGCCTAGCTTTTTAAATGAGCCGCCGAATACATTTACGTATGTTTCGATTGCTCTTCGCTCGCGTATCAAATTATCTTCAGTTTCAAAGCGCATCTCTTCCTTTTTGAATGATTATGTTTAGGTCATCTATAATTGCTTGAGCTTCCAATTTTGCCTTGGGCCAATCTTTGTCTACCATGTGCTCATAGAGCTCGTTCAGGTAGTCGTGAAGGGTATTGGTGAAATTCATCACTTTCATAACCCTTTCTTTTTCTTTCGGTGATTGCTTTGTCATAGTCCGTTTAGTATTCGGTTTATTTTTGATAGGAATTCTTCTTCTTTCCCGGGATAAACTCGGGCTCGTATCGTTGCAAAGATATCATCAAACCTTGAATATTTTGCATTTTCTTGTTCGATTTTTTCTCTGAGGTCTTTGTTTTCTTTTTCTATGGCATTGATGTGGTCTACGATGTTCTCTACATCTTCTGTGTACCATTTTATTTTCGAATCGTTCTCAAGTATTTCTTTGCAGGTCAGATATTTTTCTTGAATTGACTTTATTTTAAGGTCATGTTCTGCACTGCGGATGTAGTGGATTACGTTTGCGTGTCCCACGCCTAGGATTTTACCTATGTGTATGTAGGTGTATCCTCTTTCTCTCAAGATTGTTGAGAATACCTGACGTGCTGAGACGTAGTCTTGTTTTCGTGTTCGCTTCTTTATTGAGTCTATGCTGAACACTTTCTCCACAATTTGAATCAGTAACGTATCGTCAAAAAAAACTTCATTGTTCATTCTCCTGTGTATATTTCTGTTCGTATTCCTTTTTTAGATAGCTCTTCCATTCTGTACTTTTGGAGAGCACTTGGTTTCCCCCCGGGCCTTTTCACTTCCACAAAGAATGTGTCGGTGTTTGGGGGCAGGACCAAGAGGTCGGGGATTCCATTCTTGTTTGTCTTCATTAGTTTGATGACGTAGAATCCTTGAGCCTCGAGGTCCTTTATTTTATTGGCTTGTATTTGCTGTTCTGTTTTCGGCATCTTTGTTTACTATTTCTACGTGTCCCGAAGTTTCAATCCACACTTTTGCACCGCATGAAAGCGGCTTATCGTGGGAGTAGATTATTCTTGCTGCTTCTTTCCCATCTTGCCCATATATTATGGCTTCGTGTGCGTAGTCATTACTTTTGTATGTCTTACAGGTAAGCACAGGTCTGTTGGCACCATCTTTATTTGCTTTGATGTTATGCTGATTTACATGAATTATTGTTCTCATGGGTTTGTGGTATTATAGGTATGTTTTTTATAATTCTGATTTTAGAAATTGTTTTTTGAAATGAGAAATTGTGTAGTCTTTTTTCTTGCTTACAGCTTTGTAGATTTCATCCTCAATGCCATCCTCAGAAAAAATCCAATAGATGTCGCTCTCCAATCTATCCTTCGTTGTCATCCTGTCTCGGCTCTGCCAATAACTCGTGGCACTGAAGTCAATGTTGAAGTAAACTAAAGCGTCAGCCTGCCTCAAGGATATGCCCTCCCTACCACTTACAATCTGAAGAGCTATCGACTTTTCAGTCTCCGAGAAGAGACTCAAATCTGTGGTCAGCTCCTCGCCAAACACTTGAGTCAAAGCACTCAGCTCCTCCTTGAACTTGTAGAAGATGCCAATCTTCTTCCCGGCAAAGTAATTCTTTATGAACTCCGCTTTGCTTAGGTCAAAGGTCATAGACTTTCCGCTCTCAAACTTTACCGTTCCGGAGTACATCTGATGTAACTTCTGCATCAACTTCACCGGAGTGTCAGCTAAGATTACCTCATCCTTACCTTGAAGAACCAAGTCCTTCTTGAGCTTGGCAATCATGGCACAAGTCGAGTCCTTCATCCTAACCCTCAGAACGTGCTCCTTTGTTTCAACAACAAAGCCGGCTTGCTTCTGACTATAGTTGATGGTGTATGGCTCCATTGCCTTTATGATTTCCTCCTTGCCCCGGCTGTAGTCCTTTATCATCACAGAGTTTATCATCTTGGTCTTAACATCAATGTACGCGTCAGCAAAACGATAGAATGACTTGAAAGAAGAGAATGGATTCCCGGGGATTCCGTACACCTGATGGTACATCTGAGAGTACGACTCCGGTGTCGGTGTTCCACTCAAGAGAATCACACGAGGTCTGTTCTCTGCAATCAAATCACATACGTCCTTCGCTCTGTTGCTTGGCTTTGGGAAAGCACCAAGGCTGTGGGCCTCATCGCAGATGATAACATCCCATCTCTTAGGCTCAACTTTGTGAAGACTCTCGTAGTTGATGGTCTCCATAAAGAACTCCGGAGAAAGCGTGGCGTAGTCGCTCTCAATGCTGCTGATGGCTTTCTTCTTTGTTATGAACAGAACAGACTTAGCACCAATCTTCCGGCAGATGCCGAGGCTTGTGAGAGTCTTGCCGGTTCTAACCTCCATAGCCAAGTACAAGAAGTCATGCTCAAAAAGAATCTGAGCACCCTTCTCAATGATGCTTAGCTGATAGTCTCTGTACTCAAATGAGTTTTCTTTCATCTCGGGTAGGTTTTGATAGTGCTCAATGCTTGCACGTATTGATTCAATTGTATGTGTAGGTACACTATGCTTGAGAGCCACGACCTCAACCATTTTCCGGCCTTGCTTGACCTTCTTTGTTATGGTTTTGGTCGCGACACCAAGCAGTAGCCGGAGCAGCTCCACCATCATTGTGTTGCTGTATCCGGCCCTCCTCTCTATTATCTTAATATCGTTCATCACTCGTTTGTTTTAAAGCATATCCAACGTCCACCAAAGTCTCGACCTTCCTCCGGAATGATTCCGTACTTGAACAATCCGTATGAAACAAGCCACTTGTAGAACTTTGTCCTTGAGATTGTCATTCGACTCTTCGGGCCGTAGTCCGGATACTCGCTGATGAACTCGAAGTAGAGCTCTTGCTTGTAAACCTTGATTCCCGGCTCTAGCATCTTGGCCGGCTCTGCGTTGTCTACCAATCCGCACCACTCAATAAAATCGTGGGTGGTCTCAGCAGATAGCTGACGAATCTTAAGGTTTACAAACTTGCTCTTTACAAGACCTGTTGTCAAGTAGTTCTTCAAGCAAGACACCATGTAGTTGTCGAACTCGCACCAATCATCATCGTTCCAATCACCGAAGAACAGCTTTCCGAACTCATCAAATGGAGTGAAGTCCTTGGAGTAGTACTGATGTAGCTCCAACTCCCACTTCCTACGAGCAAATGAGTTGCCTGCTCCCTTGATGGCGTAGTTCGTGGTGATGGCAATCTTCGGAGACTTGGAGAATGGAATCTTGATGGCATCCTTGTTCTTCTTCTCAAGAGTAATACCCTCGGTAACAACACTGAACAGCCGCTCAAAATCAAAGTGCCTCTTCACGTCATCGAAGACAAGAATCTGCGTATCTGCAGACACCAACTGATATGCAAAAGACCGCTCGAATGCAAACGACTTGCCATCTATGGTTACAACCTTCTTCATTTGACTCAGTGCACTCATAACGATTCCCTTTCCGGTTCCTCCCTCCGGATTGTCGGAGATGACCTCATCGTTTAAGATTATGGCCGGGCAGTATGAGAAGTTCTTGTAGCCATGCATCATGAACCCAATCGTGCTCCGCATAGACTCAATCCGCTCCGGCTCTGTGTGACAGATGTTCTCAATGAACCTCTTGAAAGCAAAGGATGGAGATGTCTTGCACTGAATGAAGTTTCTGTCAATGACTTGGTCTTTCCATACGTATCCTCCAAGGTCAAGATAGTCAATCGGCATCACTTCAGACTTTGTAATCTTTACAGCACAGTTCCGGTAGTACAGATACGCAGTGTCCTTGGTGTCCTCGATGAAGTAAATGTCAATGGTGTTCAACATCGATAAGAACTCATCCTTAAAGAACCGAGTTTGGTCAGCGAAGTAGTTGTACACGTTGATGTCATCCAACTCAAGGAGATGGTTCAGAACGAAGTCCTTTATCTCCTTCTCAGATGCATGGTCAATCAAGTTGTTGGTCACCTTAACGAAGACGTAGTTCTTACTTCCCTCGGGGCAGAACTTGTAGAACCCATTGTCCTCCAAGAACTGCTTGAAAAGGATGTGTACAATCTTTACAGAACCCTTGTCGTTCTTAGTCCAAAAGGTTAGCTTGGTGTTCTCATCCTCAATTCTATTTAGGAGAGCGTCCACAGCATCCCCATCCAAGTCTGACTCCAATAGCTGAGACCGAACCTCTTTCTTGGAGACACCTCTGCGTATCTTGGCTTTGACCTGATTCACTCGCTCTTCATCCTCGTAGTACTTCGTTCCGAAGTTTCTAGTGTTCTGATATGCTGAGTCTATGGTTCGGATAATCTCCGACTCGGTGAAGTCTCCTGTTGAGTATTGGTTCAAGACGTATCCGGCCAAGCTCTTGTTTACACCGAAGTCATTAAATGCCATGGCCAAGACAAAAGCATTTTGGTTTCTCTGTCCCTCAATCATCGGGTACTTATTTGTCCACCACTTCACGAGTATGTCCACAATCTTGTTCTCATCTGTGATGGGGATGGTTGGGGCATCCCGATACTTTATGACCTCGTTGTAGGATGCCTCCTCAATCTTGTCCCAAACGAATGAGTTGTTGTTGATGTATATGAGTGGGTCATATGACTCGTAGCAAACTCGGCTTATGTTCTTCGTTGCTTTGTCGAAGTATGGAGAGTTGAAGTGAGACTGAAGTGAGTTGAAGTAGTTGATGTGGTTCTCGGGGTCGGCAGGAATCTTTACCAAAACCTTGAGTCCGTTTCCGGATGGAGAGATGAATACCGAGTACACGTACTTATCTTTGCTTAGGCTCTCCTTGTCGGATAGCAATTCCTTTTGCTTCTCGTATCCATCGAAGTCCAAGCAGATGATTCCGCTATGCTCTAGTATGGATGCATCGTTCCTTTTGTTGAACGTGCCGGAGAAACATATGGCCGGAAGCATCTTCTTCATCTCTTGACGCTCAGGCTTCCTCTTCTCATTGCGTATCTTCTTGACCAACTCCTTTGATGCTCCCTCGCGAATGCGATTGATGATAGAGTCTACCGGCCGGAAGAAGGGGGCTGAGGTATCCTTGATGTTCTGAAATATTGTGACGTTTGTTGTCATTTTAATGATGTTTTTATGACACTTAAGTTATTGATTATTAATTATATGTCGATTATGTCGATTTTAAAGTAAAAGTATATTTAAAAAATACTATTACATAGAAAGAAAATAAGAGAGAGAGTAGGAGAGTTTATATTTTCGACATTTCCGACATGAGAAAAGAATGGGGGAACGAATCCGCTCCCCCTATCCCTTTTTGATTTGGCTTCAGTTAGAACGGAAGTGCATCTCCATCCACATCAGGAGAATGAACAGGGTCATTTGCAGGTGCAGGTGCTGACCGAGTTGTTGCTTGGTCTCCACCCTTCGGTTGCCACGTGTCGAGCTCGACATAGTAGTTGCCGCTGCGTGCTTGCTTAATCTGAAGGTTCACCCATCCCTTCCGCTCATTGTCCCTCATGAATTGAATGGCCTCATCGACCTTCATGGATAGGCTTCCAACAACGAAGTTGGGTGATGACTCTTGACGCTTAAATGAAAAGCCGTCCGCGAAAACTTTTTCTTGTTCGCTCATAAAAAAATGGTATTTGTTTTCCCCTCAGATAAATTTTAATTGTTCTCCTCTCTTGGGCCCGAGGGGTTCGCCCAATTGATTTGATTTTTGCGTCTCCTCCAAGAGACTCTTAGAGCAGCTCCATTTCAATGTAGTGGTTGTCCACACTATCGAATGCTATCGGCCCGAAGTATCTGTTGTAGACCTCTATGGCCTGCTCAACCTTATGCTTTCCGAACATAAGGAACTCCTCTGTTGGCCGGAACACACCGAGCTGTGCTGTCTCCTTGTCAATGACGTAGAACACCAATGGCTTACCGAATAGCTGTCCGTAGAGCCAAGCCTGAGAGTCGTAGTTGTACGCTCTTGCAGAGTACTTGAATCGGTGGATGTCTCCGGTGGTCTTTAGGTCAATGAGAATGTGCTCAGAGACAATGTCTGCCTTGCCCTTCCAAAGTTGACCAAGAACATCCTTCACCTCCGGAACTTCGAACTTATTCCCGGGCCGATAGATTTCATCGTAGAAGTGGATGTTGGATTTCATGACCGACACAAGGTGCTCGATGTTCTCCTTCTCATGCTGAAGAAGTGCTATCTCAAGTCCGCTCTCTGCGATGAACTGCTTGTAGATGTTGGTGTTCCTTGTGGATGCATCAACAAATGGAACTGACTCAGCCTTGTCAGGCTCAATGAGTAGCTGATGAAAGTATCTGCCCTCCAACAAAGCCTTGGAGTCCTCGCGACGCTTGCGGTAGTCCTTCGGGTTGGCGAGAAGAACTCCTATGTCGGAGTTCGACAGGAATTTCCTGCCGAACTCTCCATAGTAGTCAGAATCATCTTGGAGTCTTTGGATGATTTGATTTTTGTTCTTCATCACAATAGCTCCTTGATTTTGTTTGCAACGGCCGGAGCAATGGTGTACTTCCGCTTCAACTGAGCCACAATCTTATCGTATCCCGACTCCTTGTTGGCATTGACGTAGGACAAAACTCGCTCCCAATTCTCTGTGCCGGTCTTCAGTGACTCAAGGGCAGCAGCACCACCTGTTGGGGTTGATTGGACATTTGAAGAGGTGCGTGGGTTGCCCATGGTCGGGGCAGCAGCCGGCTCACCGGGGATGTCCTCTCCGCTCCATAGTTGGATGCCGAGTCCATGCATGGCAATTGCCTTGGCTGTTGAACGCTGAATGGACTTGTTAACATCGGTTGCGGTAATCTTATCAACGAGGATAGGATTGTTCCGAAAGTCCATGATTGGCAAGTAGTCGATGTGCTCAAGTCCATTAATGGTGATTCCCACCTTGACGTATCCTGTTCTGCCATCGGTGAAGAAGTTCATCCCTGTTGAGGGGTCTTCATACACGTTCCGATTTGCATTCGGATAGCTTGACTTTAGCATAGACCATGCCCATGCCCATGAGAGGTAGTCCAATCCACCTTTGTTCTCGATTTTGTCCCTGAAAGGAACGCTGTTTAAGGTCTCGAAGACCGATTTGGTTGTTTCCATATGAATGGTTTGTTAAATGGTTACTGAATTGATTACGTCATCTAAGAAAGAACGGAACTCTTTTTGGTGCGATGACTTTGACACCTTGTTGATTCCATGGATGATTGTTGTGTGAGCCACGTTTATGCCTGCGTATTGCATTAGCATTACCTTTATGTCGCACACTCGGAGTCCTTTCCTTTTACACAGATAGAAGATTGTTTGTCGAGCATCTGATGAGTACCTGCTTCTGCTGTTGACCAAATCGTCTTGGCTCAGTTCGTACATCTCTTTTACACGCTCAACGATTGACTTTAAAACCTTTGAGTTCATTTGATTTTATAGATTGTGCGGATATCAAAGGGCGTATCCGCTTCGCCACCAAAGATAGGCAATATGGTGGTAATCACCAAATTATCCGTAAACTATTTCACCGAGAATCATGTACTGAAAAACAACGTCGGCCTCTTCTGCATCGCAGTATCCATTTACAATGTTGTGCATTGAGATGTTGGCGTACTGCATAAATTTTGATAAGTTTTTCATCGCAATGCTCTTACAAAGAAGTCCTATTTTTTCTGTTGGCTCTTCTGCATCAATTACTTCGAGGAAATTGCCATCACAGAAGTTCCGATAGACTCTAATTGAGAATGGGACATCAGGATATTTTGTCTTCAGGGTTTCATAGGTTGTTTCACTGACATCAAACCAATGGTTTGAACCACCTTCAATTGCTGTAACAAAGATAGACTCAAGGTCTATTTCTAATTCGATTGTTGCTTTCATGTTATGTGTATTTGATTAATTGTTAAACAAAGTTTGCAATAAACTTTGACATATGCAAATGCCAAATGTTAATTAAATGTTAATATTTCAAAAAAGATTATTTTCTACCCTGAACTCCGTTGAATTTACTCATGGTATTTGTTTTTAATTGTTAATTCGTACCCTATCGGTAGTTGGATGCTTGGTTTCTAATGCAGCCGTACCCTATCGGGGGCTGTTTGGATTGTGCATTGGTTTGCCCCATTTATTGCCAATATTTGGGACGATAATCGAGATAAAACCGATTACGATAACATAACGTAACAACTTGTCGTAAAAGGGATAAAACGCTTTGTTTTTGCGTCTTTAATGACAAGTTAGTAGTCAGGACAGGACTCGAACCTGTAAAGATATTAAATATAAATTAAATTACAACTATAGATGATATTTAACCTTCATCCAATATGACTCAGTTGATACCTTAGACATCCCCCTAGGGCCTCCGTTCCAACACCGAGCAATTGACTCGTAGTCCAAGTCCTTGTGGTGCTTCTCCACAATCACCATCAGCATATCCACAGACTTGTCGCAGTCCCACCTGTCATTCATGGTGTATAATTCAGAACCTAAAAGCCTGTTGACCTCCCTGACCATGATTGGTCTTATCTGCAAGCAGCCAACTGCATCCTCCCTTCCATTGTATGCACAATCGTTGCCTCTGCTCTCAACCTGAATCATGCTCGCAACCAAGCTATTCAAAGAGTCCGCAATCCATCTCGTTTCTGCATCAGTCATCATTGTAGAGTCTCTTGTCGGAGACTCTAAGTTGATTTGATTGTCGATGCAAGTGCTAGGAATCACAACGAATCCCAAGTAGCTGCCAATAATTGCGGCAATGATAAAAGAAATTGTCTTCATGTCAATTGGTATAAAAGGTTAATAGGATGAAAGAACCTCTACAATGGTGGTTACTCTCTGAACTAACTGCTTCCTTTCCCTCCAATAAGGATGGGGAGAATTGACGTACTCAGATTCGATAACTGCACGAGCCTCAGCCTCAGTTTCAAATGTCTCTGAATGATACATAGGATGCAATGCATCTACGATTTGATAACGAACAGATTTACTTGGGGTGTTCATGGTCTTGTGAATTTAATGGTTAATGAATTGGTGCTTGAGCCAACAAGTATGGCTACATCTGATGATGGGTGAGTCTCGTGATAAAGGTCATACGTCCTGACCTTCTGCTCCAAGTCCATGGAATGCCAAAGCCGAAGGATGCTGCCCATACCCATACTCTCATCTAAGTCCAAGATGTCTCGCTTGTCAGCCATGCTCAGGCTGAAGAACCACCTGTCAATTTGACCTATCAGTGGCTCAATTACGTTACGAAAAATCATGGCTCATCAATACTAAATGTCCATTGTAATCCTGACCTCTGTTGAGAACCCAAGAGTACTCGACAATAGAGATGTTTTCTGTGTCCGTCAGACACAAAAAGTCAATGGCACGTTTCAATGCCTCATAGCGAACTAGTGCGTCATAAAAGTTGTTGAACACCTCATACACGTCATTGTCTGCGAAGATGTAGTAGTAGTGGATGATGTCTGACTCATCATCCAAGTGAAAAATGTTCGACCAATCGGCCAAGTCCTGCTCTGTTAATGGATAGTAGGACTTCCTTCCATATAGGCCACAGATAGCATTCCAAAACTTCCGACCTTCATCAGATGCTGACCATGGGAATCCGCCAAAAAGGATTTGGTTGCCTCCAATCCACCGAGGATTGTCTTCATTGAGCCAATCTAACCCTGCTTGCACTCCCCTCCATTTTAATGTGTTTCGGACAAATGACTCAGCAATTGTCTCTTCTAGCTGCGAAATAAAATCAATCGGTCTCATAGGTTTCTAATTATGTTTTGAATTTGAATGAATGAAAGGTTTACCTCATCTTCCGATAAGTAGTAGGCAATGCCCATGTCTATGCTGTAGGCTTCGTCAGAAACGAATGCTCCACTTCGATTCATAAGAGCATCAGCAAGAGCCACAACGGACAAGTGATACTCAATGCCATCTACGTAGACCAAGTACAGGGGATAGGCTTTGCCTCTGAAAATAATTTTCTCTGTGGTCATGATTGTTTATTGAAGTGATTGTTAAAGATTTCTTCTGCAATGTAGTTCCCCGAATTAAGGTGTCCGCGAAGAACCCGAATCGAACTGACTACCCTATCACCAACAATCTTGTCGGCTGTGTCTGTGAATATCATGCGATTCGCAAAATGTAGGATTCGCAAGGTCTCTTCGTTGTGGTCTGTGCAGTCCCATCTTCCATTGTCTATGTAGTAGATAGGCTCAGAAACGTATCCACAGACCTCAACAAATGCTCCATGCAAGCTGCATTCCAATGGCTCGTATCCTCCGAAGGAGTAGTCTCTGCCATCAAAGATAAACTTGAATCCGCGACCTACAACACCCATGGCAGGTAAGGAATCCTCGTGAGACCATTCATCACCATTGATGTTTACTTTGAAAATCGGAAGGATGTCCCGACCATCTTCTGCGTCAGCCAACACTAAGGATTGGTAGTTAGACTCGATGCTGTGCTCAATTACTAGCTTTCTCATTTTGATTTGGTATTAAAAGTTAGTGTGGCTTTCGGACTCGAACCGAAGGAAGAGTCTCTTCTCGGAGACTCAAATTGCTGCTAAGCATTCCGACCATCAACCACTAGACAAAGGTTGGGAATGTATGGGACATTAGCAATAGCTAAATGCCCCATAATTCTTAAGAATTGTTAATTAACAGCTCCGTTTCAGTCTTGAGACCTTTCCCATACTTCATGGCCTATCCGCTCATTTATCTGCTCCATTGTCAAACCATTTTCAAGAACTGAAGACAAAATGTCTTGGCATTCATCATCGGGAATGGTTGTGTCGAAGCACTTAACATCATCAACATGCCAAAGATTCCGAGTAAAATAGCCGTTATCATCCAACACATTTTTTGCTTCGTCTATGGATATGTGTCCAACCTCAATACCAATGTCTAGGCCATTACCTAGAGCCTCGTTAAGGTCTTCAAAGGTTTCGATTAGAGCCTCGCTGTCATCATCGTATAGGGTGTAGAGCTCAAACAATTCAGAGCTAAAGATTTCTTTTGCTTTGTCGGTTACAACCAACCAAACAAAGCCATTTACATTTTTTGTCATAATTGATAGGTGTTTAATGGTTATTGTAATTAAATTGAAATGGTTTCGATGTCTTCAGCAGAGGGAATAAAGCTAATGTGAGCATTCGGATAGCGCTTCCAAAGAGCTTCGACCAATGACTCATTGTCATACTCTTCGTATCCATCTCGCTCTTGGTTGACCAATGGATTGATTACTTCGATAATGTCCTGCTCGCTCAGGTCTGTCAAAAGATAGAAGTTTTCTTCTTCGAATGCTGTGGTGTTGATTCTGAAAATGTTCATAATTGATAGGTGTTTAATGGTTATTGTAATTAAATTGAAATGGTTTCGGTGTTTCTAAGATATTAAGTGATTATTCTTTTTCGTAAATTGCCTCGCCATTGGAGAATCTGCCGACACACCTTAGTGCTGCACTGCTATGCTCCCGAAATACCTTCTCGGTTTCTTCAGCAAGACTAGACATCATGTCGACGATTCTCTGCCTGATTAGGGATGCCAATAGGTCAAGAACATCCGAATCGGTCTCGCCTGATACGGCATACGAATTCCTGTCCAATAACTCCTTGATGTAGTCTTCATCGGGAACGGATTGTATGTCCAATTCACCATATCCATCCAAGGAATAGCCAATCTCCCAATCTAAATTAGCATCCGAATAGTAACCTGACCGAATGCAAGTTTTAATGTGGACATCAAAGTCAATTGGCTTCCCATTCTCAGGATTCCAAACGCATCCGTTTATAAACTTCTCGGTCATGTATCGGCCATCGTACTTGTCCCATGACTCTCTCGTAGATTCATGGCCAATATCGATAAGGGATGCAGTCAAATTGGCAGCAGCATCATCGAAATCAAATTCTTCTTGAATCGGAATGACAAAGACTCTGCTTGCATTGTTGGTGATAAAATTAGATGTAGCCATAGCTGATAAGTGATTAAATGGTTAATGATTAAAAAAGTTAGCTGTGGCATCGGAATCGAACCGATTTTGAGTCTCCGAGAAGAGACGCAAACACCATGGCCACAATACCAATGAGCATCTTATCCCTGAGAAGGGAATTTGAAGTACTGAAGGTCAAACGGATGTCTTTCGCCATCCCAACCATCCACATACACAAGATGTCCTTCCCATGTTTCATCTACCTGATAAGCAAATGATATGGCATCCTGCGTAGTGTAGGCAATTAAGGAAGACATGAATCTAATGACATTCAAGTTAAAAGCAATGGTTTTCGGGGATGTGCTGCTGATAAAGGTAAGCACAAAGGTCTCTTCAGGTTTGCCATCCCATTCGCCTAAGTGCGTCTCTACCTTTGCATCCGACAGGCCAAAAATACTTCCTGCCAATTCCATTACTCTGCTGAATTCAGCATTCGAAAATGCTCCAAAGGGATTGTTCTCCTTCCCGATGTTAAAAATTACACGATTGCTCATAACTGATAGGTATTAAATGATTATGGAAATGAGTCATACTCTACAAGACTCGCCAAAACACTGACATCTCCTGAGAATCTTTGAACGTAATCAAATAGGTTCTCAAGACGATATCCATCGGCATCAATCTCTACATGAGAGACACGTATTACATACACGTCATTCCTTGAAATGTCCAATGGAATAGAACTTGAGACACCTTTGAATCTGCCAATGAAACTAGCAAATTCCTGTGCTGTCATGTGAGATTGGTGATTACCATCTCTGTCAATTAAAAAAACTATTTCTCGCTTCATGGCTGATAAGTGATTAAGTGATTAAAAAAGTTAGCAGCAGCATTGGAGTCGAACCAATTTAGAGTCTCCGAGAAGAGACTATAAGACCTTCACTGCTTGCGTCTCCGACAAGAGACTCTAGGCAAGAAAATGCAGCATTAGAAAGCTATAGGCAAAGCCTGTCAGAATGACTCCCATGCCTATAAGGTAGGATTGGATTGTTGACCTGCGATTCTCAGCGCGGAGTCTAGCTTGCTCGCGCTCGATGTCAAAAAATTGATTGCTCATGGTGAATTGAATTAAATGGTTAACGATTAAAAGGTATACACAAAAGTACTTCAGAACTTCGACATATGCAACAGGCAAAGATGCCGATTTTGTTAAAGAATGTTAAAAGATAGCAGAGTCTCCGATAAGAGACTCCGCATACCTTCCCACATTCATTACTTGGCAGCTACATAAAAGTGAGCAGGAGACTCGGCCTGATAGCTGTAGCCAACCCTAGCAATTAGCTTGCTCACAGATTCGCTAATTTTACCTTCGTCTCCGAAAACTAACTGACCTTTGTGCTCCACATACTGCAAATTGTCGGTGAAAAGCACATTCCCTTTGCCGACCTTGGTCTCTACTCCAATGGCATTCAAGACCTTCTGTAGCTCCTTGGCAGATACCTTGGCTGCTGTAGGCTTGGCAGTCTCCTTGGCTTTGGCCTTGGCATCAGCAATGGCCTGTGCCTGTGCTTTGGCCTGCTCCTTGGCCTGTGAATCAGCAAGAGCCTTGGCATTTCGCTCATCTACAATCGGCAGCAAAGCAGTCAATTGCTCAATAACTTGCTGAAGGTCAGCAGAAGTAAATTCGCTGCGGATTGTGGCACTGCCATCTGAATTGGCTTGCACCTTCACAGATACATTGGCCAAATGCCATGTCAACGAGCCAACAATGGTAGTCTTGGTCTCACCTTCACCTTCACCTTCACCTTCACCTTCACCTTCACCTTCACCTTCAGTCTCCGACAGGAGACTCCTTTTGGCGAATTCCAACAGGTTATTCACCGACCTTTCCACAGCAATCCCCGACTCTGACTCCCGAAGGTTCGCCCAATCGTTAAATTGCTCCAAGGTATCACCTTCCAAAGATGCTGCCTGAATTAGCTTGTAAGCCCAAGACTTACTAAAGCCATACAAAGGGAACAGGTCGGCCTTTTTCAAGCCTTCAGATTTCAGGGCAGCCTTACCTTCCTTGGTGTCTGCCCAATTAGTTCCTTGGCGGATAACTTCGCCAATCTTCAGGTGAATAGCCAACACAGACTCTTCACCTTTCTTTAGCTGTGCAGTTAGCTTCTCTACAGCAGCGACGTTCAGATTCTTTTTTAAATTGCTCATGGTATGTAGGTATTAAATTCTGCGACATCGTTTGGTCAATCGCTCCGCTAAGGTCTGTAGAAGTTTTGTGTAAAGCAAATTTTGGAATGTTAAAATTTGTTAAAGCCTTTGATAGCAAGGGTTTCAGGAGCTCGCAAAATGATATTGGTTAGAATGGGGCAGTTCAGGGTCAGGGAGAACGCCTGCCTTTGTGTCATGTCTCTGCCATTTTGTCTGCCATTTTGTCAGCATAACATCTGCCATTTTGTCAGGTTTGGCAGTCATTCCGTAACAGCATGCAGCACAGCACAGCACAGCACAGGGCATGGGCAGGCATGGAGCAGGCATCGGCTCGGCTCGGCTCGGCTCGGCTCGGCTCGGCATGGGCATCGGCATGGGCATCGGCATGGGCATCGGCATGGGCAGTGAGCAGGGCAGGGCAGGGCAGGGCAGGGCAGGGCAGGGCAGGGAGCAGGGA